TTTGTGTCTTTACACCCCCTTTAGTAACGAAGGGAACATACAGTTTATTTATATATTCTACCTGATACCCTTGGGATTTGTTATCTCTTAAAATGGTAAATCGTCCTCTACATCCGAACCAACATAATCTGTGTTGGCGTTTTTAGTCCATTCACTATGTTTCATACTAAACTCAGACATTTCGTCTTCTGTTAGTTGTTTATTCATGTCAGGACTATATGTACATTTACCACCTTCTTTAGAACTCCATCTATACTTGATAGATTCTCTGATTACAGGTTCTTCTGTTTGTTTATTTATAGATATATATTCTTCTGATATAAATGCTATCATAAGTGATTTGCCTACAGCATCATTCATTGCTTGACTATCATCAGAAAAATCTCTAACACCAGCATTAATAAGAAAATCTTTTATTTGTTTAGTTTTCCATTCTTGTGTTTTAGGTTTGTCTGTTTGTTTAACAGCCCAGAATCTACATCTACCAACTTTATTATTTGATGTAACATTAAAATCTATAAATGGAGATCCATTATAGTTATCAAGATCATCTGAAGTTGTGATACTTGTAATCTTACATAAATGAGAACCAGGCTCTATGTAATCTATTTTTTCACCTTTAGCTCTTGTTACGACTGTAGTGTTTAAATTAAAGGGTAATACTTTCATTTATTATATTTTTTAAGTTTCCTAATTTTTCTATTAACGCTATATACTTCAATTTATAAGTCTCATTGTTTTTTCTAAGTCTTGCATTTTCTTGTTTTAGATTTTGCAGTTCTTTCATGAGTTCTTCCTTACTCCAATTTGCTATATTGCCGTCTTCAACAGGTATATTGATACTGTTTTTTGGTATATAAGTTTCCATAATTAATTATTTTTGAGTTTCCAATTTATATATTTTGTAAGGGTGTCTCCATCAAATATAATTTTATCTTTTTCAGGAGCATATGGATATTCTTTACCCTTCCATTGTTTTGTAGTAAGTGTTTGTATTGGTAGTCTATACAAGAATCTACCTATACCCCACGATACACATGCACGTTTAAATGCATCTGAAACATGACCTTTATCTTTTTCTACATTAGACTCTGATCCTGTGTCTGATTTCCATATCCAAATATTATCATTACAAAGTATACCTACTTTACAAAATAGTAATCCATTTTCTTCATAAAATATACTTTGCCATTTATCAGGACCTACTACTTCATCTAGTAAATCTTGACAGTCTCTTGCGTCTATATATGCGACACAAGTTGATTTACCAAATCTAGTGGACTGTACACGCCACTTATAAGGTAACTCTTTCTTTAGTTGATTTAAATCCATTTGTTTTTGTTTTGATATTTTTCATTGCTATAACGAACTTTATAAATCTTCTGATCATTATAGGTTTTGATTTTAATAATAAGGTTAGTGATATTTCTTGAAACGTAAATAGTAATACTTTTTTTACTAATTTTTTATCAATTTTCAAATCATGAGCTATCTCAGATACAATATCTTTTACCCTAGTTATTTTGTTTTGTTTGTCTTTCACAAGACAAATATAACATTTTAATCTTTATTATAAAATAATTGAACAGTTAAATACATAGGCAAGACAACGCAAGTTGATATAAATAGAGCAATCATTATTGGTGTTATCATTAATATTATTAATGTTAAAATCGCAATTGAAAGCATTGGATGTCTGCCTATTATTTTAAATAGTTTCATAGTCTACAAATTTAGTTATCTCATTTTTAAATCCTAATGTAACTTCGCCTACACCTATGTTTCTACCTTTGGCAAAAATTATAGTTGCAGAGTTTTTAGCTGAAGTGCCATTATCATTAAATTCTATACCATAATATTCAGGCCTATATATAAGTATTACAACATCAGATGCTTGTTCTATTTCGCCTGATTCACGTAAGTCTGCAAGCGTTGGCTTACTGTTATTACGCATACCAACACCACGGTTAAGCTGACTAAGTGCTATAATAGTTATATTTAGTTCTTTGGCTAAATTTTTTAATGATCTTGCCACTTGACTAACTTCTTGTTCTCTAGTAGAACCTTTTGATTTATAACTTACAAGCTGTAAATAATCAACCATAATAAGTTTTACATTCTTTGTAGTTACATATTCTCTTATTCTACGTAATAAATAATTTAATGATGTTACATTTGTTTCATCAATATGTAATGGTAGGTTTTGTATATTAGAAATAGATCCATGTATACGTTTTAGTTCTTCCATATTGATTGTACCATTTGTAATATATCTGTTAGAAATACCTGAATCCATAGATGCAAGTCTACGTATTAATTGTATAGCAGACATTTCATAAGAAAATATTACTGTTGGTGTAGAAGAGTGTAGAGCTGCATTATAAGCAAGAGCTAAAGCAAAGCTAGTCTTACCCATAGATGACGCTCCACCTACAACAATTAAATCTGTTTCTTGCCAACCACCTGTAAATTTATCTATAGATTCAAAGCCAGAAGATATGCCAAGTAACCCTTCTGTGTTCATTCTAAGTTCTACATCACTGAGAAAATTCATCGCTTGTTGATTAATATCAGAAAGCTTAGTAGGTTCTGCAATTTGTAGTTTTTCTAAATTTACATTTAATTTATCTATAATAAGTTCAAGTTCTTCTTGGTTACTTAAGCTATTATTTACATCACTAACAATGTGAGCCAATAAACTTTTTTGATATTTTTCTGTTAATACTGCTACACAAGTTTGTGCAGAGTAGTAAACTGAATCATATACTATAATATCAGCTATATCTCTTGTTATATTATCTCCACCTATGTAAGTAGACAGAGATAATATATCAATAGTTTTGTTTTGTTTATGTAATGTTTTTATTGCATGATAAACTGACTTGTGAAATGGATCTTCAAACAAATCTTTATGCAAGTAATCACCCATATCATCAATTAATTTATTTGATACAATGATTTTAGCCAATAAAATTTGTTCAATTTCTTGTGTATCCATTAAGTTTGTTTTGATTTACAAATATAATTATTTAATTATTACTTCATTCTTAGTAAACATCCACTGACACCACTTAGATTTATGACCATTATTACGCATAAATTCTATTACTATTTCTTCTATAAAGTCTTTTTGCATGTTATGATTACAAAATTCATAAGGCAAAGTATAGATAAATGTAATATTTTTACGATAATCAAGTACAATTAATTTACTTACAGAAACATCTATATCACTGGAATGCATGGCAAATCTTTATAAGTTGTAAACATAGCACCACCGTCATTACCTTCATCATCCATAGTTGGATAAATCCAATGATTATCATCTAGCTTTATTGCTAGGGGTGATTTGTGCCACATAAATTCTTCTAACTCTGAATCAAGAAGATATTCTACGGCTACAATTTTTTTGCCGATCAAATGATCAGCAGCTTTTTTAGTCCAATATTTAGTTGGGTTTTTTATTTTCATTTTCTTAATCTCTTATTCTAAATTTAATTATTCCATTTCTACAAAATGCATACACTGATTGTTCAGTTTGTTTTTCTACTGCATTAATTAAGTTTTCTAAATTTATGCCCTGACCGTACGGTATTGGATAGGAAAACCTATCATATCCCGCTTCAGCTTTTTGTTGGGCTATCATTATGATAGTCCCAACATGATTTTTAAAATTAATTTTTTGTTGATTTTTATTTATAATTACTTTCATATTAATAATTTTTAATATACTCAAAAGCTCTATTATTCATTTTACTACATGCGCCAATAAGAATAGATTCTTGTTGACCAAAAGTACGTTTTGGAGCTGATTTGTGATGTGTTGTAAACTGTGTTACACCATTAAATAAGCCCCATTTGTTATGACCTACTCTATACATTTCAAGCATAATACATTGTTCAAGTTTTTCACGTTGATTTTTTAATCTTGTGGAAAATTCTTTATTTGTATTGCTATATTGTAAATTATGAGGATTTAGACGATCTGTGTTAATTAAGTAATCTACTGTATCTTTTATAAGTTGTTTTGTTACACTTTGTGTTGCAAAATCATGAAGATCAGCTATTTTACTATCATGATCTGTAAAATCAATCATTCCAGACAATAAACCCACTTTATCTTGTATAGATTTAGTGTGTCTATAACTTGCAAATGCATTTTTTGACATCCAAGCAAACTGATTTTGACAGAACATAACTTTATTCATAAATCCAAATTTTAATGAACAAGAACCATCATGACTATTCATAGCATATATATATTCTTGTGTTCTTTCACCACCAATAACTGTAATGTTATTATATCTTTGCATTTGAACAACAATTTTTCTACCACCATGCAATGATAATGCTGTTACAATTTCAAGATCATTGTCTTTTGCAATATTTCGCATAGTTTCTATGATAGTATAGTTTTGCGTTGGTGTATAAGATTTTGATACACTATTTAATACTTCACCATTATCTGATCTGACAAGTGCATAGTATGGTGTATCGTGTAATCCATTATTAGCCTCAGGAGTGCATTGTCCTGAGTACATTAATGGTTTTTTAACGACCTCCCAATCAAGGCCGTTTTGTTGTAATATAGTTTCTGTATTAAGCATATTATTGAATGTTAATTTTTAATTAGTTTATTCACCATAATTTATGATTTCCATTTCCGTCAATACTTCCTTTGGTGTACCACTGAATATGATTTTATTATTCCATACATCTCTGACTTCAATATTTATTTGATTATCAATTAGTGATATTACATATATAAACTCTTCTCCAACATCTGATGTATTGGGTGGATATAAATAAATATTACCTATACCATCTTTAAAGTGTGCAACAAGCTGTGCTGCTAAACAACCCATACCATTAAAAGAACGAGCAGGAGTATGCATATTATAACCATTAACAACATTAAAATCTTGCAAAAATTCTGCTAATTCTTTACCATGACCGCTTAAATAGCCGTCATATTGACGATACATACATATGATAATATTATCATTATGTTCGTATTCATCTTTTATATAAGTTAAACTTCTTGTACCCATAATTATTTATTTTTAGATTTTACTTCTACTATTTCCCACTCTTCATCTTCAATACCCATCTGTGATAATTCTGCTTCAGCCATTTCAGTCCAAATCTCTTTATCACCATCTTCAATCAATTCGTTAATTATTTCTTTGTGATCTGCACCATCATCTGGATATTCTACTTCTATATATGAGTAGTATGTTCTATTGAAAAATATTCTATATTTCTTGGTATTCATAATAATAACTTTTAATTCTTTCTATTATACCTCTACCATTACGTGTATGAAACCCATAACTATGTGTTAACAAAGATGGTATTGGTTTGTTTTCAATTAATAAATAAAATAAATCCCACTCGTTTTCATAGTCCATATCTTGTTGTGTTTGATTTATTGCTTCTGCTAAGGCATAAGGATCATGTCTTAATGCATGTTTGCCATATGTATTGCATATGTAGTTTTCTACGTCTTTACCTGTCATTAATATAATTTAAATATTCTATAGCTTCTTTTAATTCTTCTTGTGGAAATATACAGTACAATGATTTAAACAACCAATATTTTCTATATATGTATATTTCTTTGCCACTAGTTTTTAATATATATTTCATAACTCTAATTTTATTTGTGTTTTATTAGGTGTCCATTCATAGTAATAAAGTATGTACGTTTTATCACGTCCAAATTTATCTTTAAATGATTTTTTACCTAATAAAGGTGTATTACTATTTATTATCATTTTTTGATCAGCATACTGAACCTGTATACTGTTATCTTTGACATTATGTGGAATACCAACCAGTGTCATCCCAGATAAACTGGGATTAATTCTATAACCACTGATTAGTTTCTTTATCAAATATTTTTTCATTTCTGTATAACATTAATGTTTTTGTTTCTATCAACATGCTGCACTGATTTTATTTTATCCCAATGAGATGTTTCTTGTTTAACAACAGTATAACAATCGTTGATTAGTTCTTGTCTCTGCGTCTCAATATCTCTGCTAGGATCAACAGTAACACTTTGACCATAATTGATTTTAATAGCTTCAAAGTTTCCGATGTTTATAGTTTTACTTACGTTAAATGATATAGTTTCAATATTATTTTTCATAGTTATAATCATAGTTAAGATTTCTTTTAATTTGATCTTTTCTCACTGAAACAGCTTCTGTTTCACATTTACATATTGTACAATAATAATCGTATTCAGGATGTTCCCAATCAATTTCTCCATGACAACACTCCGAGGCTGATTCAATGTCCCAACATCTATCATCATGTATTTTGTTGTGTTGTATTTCTAAAATACCTGCAAAACACATACCTGGTTCTTCATATTCTAGTGTAAAATAAAGTTTAGGAAACATATGTACAATATTTTCTAACCATGCTATTGGTGGCGACCAAGCGCTATCAAATGTTACAGCAAAATATTCTTTATCATCGTTTTCAATATGTGGTTCACATGCATCCCATTTAGTACCCCAGTTTCCTATAGACCAGTCGTACCAGTCTTTACGATCACCACGTGGTAAAGTACCTTCAAATGAAAACTCTTTGTCTTTAGGATGTCTATTTTGAACATTTGTTGATTTTTCTACAAATTCTTGTAGTTCTTTTTCATCACCTGTTACAGTTAGGTGATTCCAGCACCAATTTGGCATAATTAATTATTTAAGTTAATATCTTTTGTTACAGAATAAGAATACTTATCACCGCAGTCTTCATCATTTATTGTTTGTTCTGTTACTTTTATATATACATCATTTTCATGCATTACTAACATATTGTTTAATAATTGATGATCAATTTTGTCCCAATATCCAAAACGAATTGATAGACTATTTACACCACTTGTGTAGATTACAAATTTTTTATTAAAAGCTGATCTAATAATTTTTAATGTATTATAGTGTATTTTCATATTTATATTTTTAGAAAAAAAGGGGCGGTAATAACAGCTACGTTTAGTTATCATTCCATGGCCACACGCTCCCACCCCTTTTTATTACATAGACACAATAGAACCTATGGTATTCTGATTATGTCTATGATTAAATTTATTAATTATATCAAAGTATCTTGATACATATGCTTTACGTGCTACTGTATATAAGTAGTTTAAATTATCTATATACTTGTAGAATAATTTTCTACGTGTAGGTTTGAACTGTTCAACAGAACCGTCTAGAAATGTAATTACAAGATTTTTTCTATCTACATGTTTAATAATAACGTCAGCGTTATTTTTTCTAAACGATGCATGAGCCAAATCGTACGGTGTTTTTTGTCTTGTTTTGATAAGTTGTTTTATTTGTTTCAGATATTCTGAAGATAGTTCAAAGGTATACATAATTATTTTTTTTTAGTTATAGAATATAAATAAAACAACCCCCGAAGGGGTTGTCCTAGTCTCTTGGTGTAAGAAACGTGAAAATGGAAAACAATACACCAGCAACGACAGCTGTAGCCACGCCACTGAATGTACCAATAAATATTATTGGGATAGCAAATGTAAATAAAATGTCCCAAAATGCTTGAGATTTAACTAGCTTGCGCCTGCCGATAGCTTTATATAAAACTATATAGTAGCCAACGGCAGTAAACAAGGCTATAGTAAGGATTCCCATTATAGAGGCAAATCAGCAGTTTTAGTCTGAATATTCGCTAGTTCTTTAAGATTGTCCATAGCTTTTTGCTCTGAATTTTTCTTAAAGTATGTATCAATAACAGGTACATGTGTAAGTCCTTTATCTGAAACAGATTTTCTTGGGATCAACTTGATGTTTACCCATGGATTACCATTAGCGTCTTTATTATAATGTTCTTTCAATGTCTGACATACGTCATTTACATTGATTGAAACGCTGATTATTTCTTTATTATTATTAGTGGTATGTGATTTAACAAACATACCTTTTGCAAAAATAGTATCTTTCATGATTTAATTTTTAATGATTATTATTTTCTGTCAAAGTTTATAGATACTGTTGGTATCTTAGCTTTAACATTACTTTTAACTTTAGATATAGCAAGTTTTAACTTGTCTAATGGTTTTCTATTATATTCTTGTTGTAGATTATATATCTCTTCAAGTTTATAATAATTATTTTCAAGCATACGAGCTATTTTCTCGTAGTCTTCTTGTATAAAATTAGTATTGTTCATATTTTAATTTTAAGTTAAACAAAAAAAGAGTGACTAAACAGCCACTCTTATATTATCTGTATCAAATACTTGCGCCCAATCTATATAGTCTAGCTGACGCATATCAATCAGAGCTTGCTCTTTGGCAATCTCGTCAAGAGATTTGTATTGCACCTGATGATACACAGGTGTGTCCATATGTATGACAGCAGCACATGACGTGCATTCTGCTACATTGTGTGAGTGTTTGAAACCTGTGGTATTACCACAAGAACACTCAATGAATAACGTTTCCATAGTTTTGATTTTAATTAATAAAAAAAAATGCAACCGTTGCCTCTATCTCTGGCGGTTAACTACTAAGCACTCTAGAATACTTTTCGTGATTGTTATAAGTTGCATTATAATATATATATAAAACATTAAACTGTTAAATAGTATACTGATTACAATTTTGCATTAATCTGATAGATTGCACTTGACTTTGTCCAAAAAAAACACTAACTTCGCAAAGCGAATACGCAAAGCATATCAATCAATTAAATAGATTAGTTAGTATTTTATAAACGGTATTTTTACAATATATTATATAACAGATTGATAATCAATAGTTTAACTATATTATAGTATTGTATATGTAAAAAAAAGTGTGTATTTGTATAGTATTAGACTATATCACACAAACACAATCAGGGATAATTATATTTTTTTTACAAGTAAAATAAAAAGAGAGACTAAGCGTCTCCCTTTATATGTGTGTCAATATACCATTCAAATAATAGTACACCTATAATAATTTTAAGGTATATCATTTCTGTTCTTTTTTAAAGTTATCTTTAATTATCTTGATGTCATCCGACATTCTCTTAGCATCAAACATTCCGTATTTCGTAAGCAAGATAGTAACTACTATAATAATAAGCGTGTTCATAATAATAATAAATTTAGATTAATACAATAAAATATACATAAAACAAAAGTGCAACAAAAAAATAGGGTGGGTGTGAAAAAAATGTAGAAGGTAGGGGGTAAAAAGGCACAGAGAATCCCTCCCTCACAATTACAAATAATTTTTTTAACTTTGTATTTAAAATTATAATTATGGCTAGACTAGGCTTATTTAATGTTCAAGATCCTTATCAGGTAACTGGAGGACAGACAACACCACAATCAAATGCAGGCACAGGAAAACAGAATATAAATAGCTTGTTGCCGTTTTTTCCACCAAGAATACCTGTTGATCCTGGAGTACCTACAGATCCAATAATGGGTGTTGATCCCGTCACTCCTGATATGCCAGATCCTAATGCGCCTATACAGGTTGAGCCAGCTACATCACCAGATATGCCTGATCCACTTATGGAAAGACCTAATGTTAGTGGTGTAATGAATATGTCTGGTAGACCATCATCACTTGTATATGGAGATCAGTTCTCAAGAGAAGGAGGCGGTGCAGGTGGAGGTATGGCTGGACTACAAGTATTTACTAATCCTATGCTTGCAATGGGTAGTGAGTTGCTTGGTAAGAATGTTAGTCAGTTTGATAATGGTGGTATGATGAATCCATATAACAGTGCAGTCAATTCTTTTAGAAAAGCTTTGGACAATAGAATAGCTGCTGGTAAGCAACTAGAGGGAGTTGTTAATATGAGAAAAAAAAGATTTACGCAAGGGGGTAGATTCTAAATTATGAGAGAGATAGAAACTAGATTCGGAAAGGTTTCTATAGGGGACGATAATAAATACTTTATAGAAAGAATGTACGATGATCTTTATCTTCTAATGGAAGATGAATACGATTTAATACGTAATACTAAAGAGTATGGTTTTGATTTAACAGAATCATCTTGGAAATATCAAGTTCATCCACTTAGTGACGAAATTATATTTACACTGAGTTTACAACTAGAATATAATGATTGATGTATTTATTGAACTTAAATCGCAAAGGGGATATATACAAGGATGACGATGGAGTCACGGGGGTTCCTGAGTTTCTTACACTCATTAAGAAAGAAAAATTCGGGCCTGCGGCCCTCAAATGGGTTGCGTTAGTCTATGACTACGAAAGCCCATATAGACATTACAACGAGCAAGAAAGAAAAAAGATAGTCAGTAAAGATATCTATGATACATATTCTTGGTCTGGTATGAATGACGCATGTTTACTTGCAGCTTGTAATAAATATAATGAATTGCAGTTTGATCCATTGGACGAACAGCTTATAGCTTTTAATAAAAAGATTAATCAGTTCACTGATCTTATAGATAAAATGCATTTAGATGAAGAGAATGCAGAGATGTTACAAAAGCTTATGATAGGTGTAGAAAAGATATTAAAGACTAGACAAGCATTATTAGATGCTATAGAAAGAAGAGGTGAGCGAGTAAAGATTGCTGGTGATAAAGGTCTGAGTTTTTTAGAAAGACGTAAAGAAATACAAAGTAATGACTTATAAAAAAAGACACACTGATATTACTAATGATGAGTCTATGTATCAACAGTATCGTAGGATTCTAATAGGCTCAGGATTATTTAAAGAAGAAAATTTTCCAAGTCTACAAGAACTCAAAGATGGTGTTGAAGAATTAAGATCACAAAGTTCACCCGCTACAGGTCCTTGTTATCAAGTGGGTGATGTAGGCCCTGCTGGTGGTATTATTTTTGCAATACCATATCAGTGGTATAACTGGAGTCCCTTTTATTTTGAAGCGGCACCAAATGATTCAGCTGAAGGGCTTATGCCATTTTTTGAATCTAGATTTTCTTTTGAGCCACCAGAATTTGATTTTACACAAGTTCTTAGAGGAAATTCTGCACAGCAAATTGTTGAGATATTTAAAGGAACAGAATATGGTAATGTAGATGTTGATATATTAGCACCACCTTTTGTTCAACCACCTTTACAAAATAATTTATTAAGTATAGCTTTAGCTGTGCCAACTATTGGTATGGGAGATGGTGAATATCTAACTGATTTTGTAAATAATACATATCCTGCAAGAATTTTTTCTTCACCTAATCTTTTTTTTAATAGAAATCCATTAGTTCCATCACATAATTGGGCGTTTGATGTGGCTCAACGTTATGTGGGACCTTTTGGTGATCAGGATTATTATTTACCTAATTTTATTGAAGCGCTGGTTATGATGCTTACTATCGGTCCAGCTGCTCAACCTACGTTTGGTAATCCAAATAATAACATGGGGGATTTTCTAACTAGTCATGATAGTCCTACTAATAAATATTATTGGACGTCTACCCCTAAGCCTGAACTTCCTGACGATCCTACAGGTACTCATAATGAAATGGCATATGTTATGGACTCAATGTTATTTACTGGACATTCACAACAAGCGTTATTTACTACGGCAGGTATGCCTGCTTTTTCTGACAGAATTGTACCACACTCTGTAAGAGCTATAAGAAAATTTGAAAAATGTCCAGACGTAGAGTTTCCAGGCATAGACTATAATTTTAGAATTTCTGAAAGCACTAGAAACGCATCTAGTATTAGATTTATAGAGTATTGGAGGTATCAAGGTATAGTTTACGAAACATATGCTGATGTTCAAATAGGTAGTAGACATGTACAAAATAGTGGCCCTCAAGGTCAAGGAGTTTTAGGTTGGACAAAAGTTTTAGAAATTGAATTTGATAAATATGATGTTTTAGGACAAATTTTACCTCAAACAACTTATTTAGTTCCTGGCGACACAATAGAAATTACAATACATAATAAGTATGAAGAATATGTAGGAACATACATATATGAATTTATGAACTACTCACGTGGGGTGGGTAATTGTACTTATAGTCCTTGCGGTAGAAATATAGTATATGTTAGATTAATTAGTTCAGACGCAGGTGTATATAAGATAACGAAAAATGAACATGATTATGTAAAATTATCTATTAAAAGCACAGCAAGGAATGATGGTATTGATTATAATTATGGTCCTAATGGTATTATAAGACAATATACATATGGTAATACAAAACAATTAGAAGAATATTTAAAATTTGATTCAAACAATTTAACTAGTTCATATTATTTAAATAATCCATCTTTACTTAATAATCCATTAAACGCAAGATGGATAGATGATACAGGGGCTATAAACACTAATAGAACTGAAATTTTTTATACATGTAGAGGTCATTGTAATCGTGTTATTATAGGAGCTGGAGGATCAGGAAATACAATTTCTATTGCAGATTGCAATAAATTGTTCACGCATACATATCCTACTGCACCACCATTACAAGAGCCAAGATCAAATGTTTTGTTTTGGGTGGCAATTTTTAGAACAGGAGCTGATGCATATCCAACAAGACAGGAATGCAGAAATCGTTCAAGATGTGAGCCAGTAGTAGTAGTGCCACCACCACCACCTCGTAACCCTGATCAACCAGAATTAGATGAAATAAATATACCCAAACAAATTGGAACATTAGAATCTTTTAACATTGACTTTGAAGAACAATATGATTTTGAAAGCATATCAGATTGTCCAAGAAATATTTTTACCTCACATTTACCACAAGATTTAATATCTCAATATCAAAATGATAACATTATTGAATCAGCGATTGAAAGAAATGAAAAAATCAATAAACTTTTTGAAGATGTAAATGATATTAGCTACATAAAAAGAAACTGTTGCAATAATAATGAAAGTTTAAAAATACTAGCAAGATATGATGAAAATGGAGATTACGTTTATAATCAAGAAGATAAAGATGAAAATGAAATTGAAAATGAATTATGAGTGAAAAAAAATTTGAATATAAATTAGGTTATTTAACTAGGGCTTATAATAAAAATTATAATAGAGGAGATTTGGATAAAGCTAAAATATACGATAACATTGCACAAAAAATACATGGTGTAAGTTTGGAGGTTAATTATCATAATAAATTAGCGGCAAGAGAGAAAAGAAAAGGACCATATGGCATAGGATCAACCAGGAAATTAAGGTATGGCTAAAATAAAAAAAGATCCACAAAAATACAGACCTATAGCTAATCACGGACATCCTGAGTTAAATCCAGACTCTGTTCAATATCAAGAATATTGGAGTAGAGAAACAGATAGATGTATCAATGGTTTTAAACCAAAAGGTATGAAAAAAATATCTGGCAAGTATTATTTTTATTTAAATTATTATATGATACTTGGTAATGATGGTACTAAAGGTAATCGTAAAACATTAATAAATCCTTGGTACAGAGAAATGGATCATGAATACTTTGATCTGATTGAAACCTGCAAGCAAGAACAAAAAGGGATGATAGTAATTAAAGCTAGGGACAAGGGGTTTTCTTATATGAACTCTGGTGCAATAGCCCATGAATATACGTTTTTTCCATTTAATGATGTGGGGGTAGCAGCAGGTTTACAAGCCACAGCAGACGCATTCTTTGATAAAACAAAAAAAGGATTGAATGGTATTCATACAAACTTTAAACACTCTGTTTTAAAAGACACTAGTGATATAATGCGTAGTGGTTATAAGCAAAAGAACAAAGACGGTAAATGGGAAGTGGGCGGTTATCAATCAACTATTATCTGTCGTACTATGGACAATCCAGAAGTATTTAAAGGTGAGCGTTTATCGTTAATGGTATTTGAAGAAGCAGGTGAATTTAAAAGACTTAAGAATGCATATATGTCATCTAAAGCTTGTTTTATGGATGGGGACATACAATTTGGTGTACCTATTATTGGGGGTACTGGTGGTGATATTACTAAAGCCTCTAAAGATTTTATGGACATGTATTATAGTCATGATGCTTATAATTTAATACCAATGTTTATACCAGCTAATCGTGCTTACTATGGCTACTATGATATTAAAACAGGTAAAGAAAAGAAACAAGAAGCCTTAGAAAAACTTACAGAAGAGAGAGATAATATACAAAAGTCAGGAGATAATCAGGCATTTAATTTACACATACAAAACTATCCATTAACAGTTGAAGAGGCTTTTCTTAATACACATTCAGCAAGATTTGATATAGCATTACTGAACGCACAAAGATCAAGAATACTATCCAGCAAAGATTTTAGAAGTCAAATACAAAGTGGATATTTGGATTGGGAATTAGGTGAAGAAGATTTTAGAGTTAAATGGAGACCACACCCAAATGGTCCATATAAAATATTGGCACATCCCATGCCAGAATTTAAGAATTTAGATATAGGTGGCGTGGATTCTTATGATCAAGATAAAGCTGGAGCATCTGATTCTTTGGGTAGTGCGATAATTTATCGTAGATTTGCAAATGTAGATATTCCTTGCGATTATGTCGTAGCAGAGTATACTGACAGACCGCCTAAAAAAGAAGATTTTTGGGACGGTGTACTAAAACTTGCAGTTTATTATAATTCTAAAATGCTAGTTGAGTACACAAAGATAGGCATATTAGATTATTTCAAGCGTATGAATGCCTTGAAATATTTAAAAGAAAAACCAGAGTCAGCACACAACCCTGGTTCAAAAACAAGGAATAGATATGGTGTGCATATGAACAAACAGATTAAGTCTTTACTTGAAGATTTAATTGATGATTATATAAGAGAAAATATTGAAGATATTTGGTTTTTGGATTTGATAGATGAACTTGCTAATTATGGATTACAAAATACAGACCGAGCTATGGCCTTTGGATTATGCTTAATACATAATATAGACAACTACAGAATACAAGTAACTGAAAAAGAAGATAAAAAAGATTTAGGTTTTAAATATTATAAAATGGGATACAAAGGTATACCGATGCAATTAAGTTAAATATGAAGAATAATTACACATCAATGCCTGCGTTAATAATACCAGAGGAAGAAAAAACTCCTGAATGGTGTGAGCAGGTTCTAGACTCAATAATTAGTTTTATGTCTTATGATGGAAACAACTATGAAGAAGGCAGAGCTAAAGACATAAGAAATTATCAAATATATAATGGTCAACTAAATCAAGATGACTATGCTTATATTACAGAACAATATGGATTAACATATCCAGCTAGACTTGTAAACTATCCCATTATCACACCTAAAATAGATTTATTAGTTGGTGAGTCTTTACGTAGACCTTTAGATATGAAAGTATCTACGGTAAACAAAGAAGCTGTTTTAAGAAAACATGATTTCAAAGTTGGTCTTATAATGACAGATTTGCTGAAAGACATACATCAAGAGTTTGAAGAAACACAAGGTATAAGAATTAAAGATCAAGGTAAGGGTATAGCTGTGCCAGAAGATATAGAAACTTATATGAAATATAACTATCGTGAAATGGTAGAAGAGGTGGCGCAAGATGGTTTAGAATATATAATCAATAGATATCATGTTAAAGATATTTTTAAAGAAGGGTTTAGAGATTTATTAGTAACAGGTAAATCTTTTTATAAAACTTACATTAAAAATGGTGATCCATATGTAAGGCGTGTAGATCCAAGAACTATTGTTTTTGATGGTGCTTCACATTCTGATTATTTAGATGATGCTAGCTGGGTGGGCGAAGAAAGATATATGACTGTAAATGAAATTAACGATGAGTTTAAAGAAGATCTTACAGAAAGCGATTTAGTTGAGTTGGATAAAATGAGAAACCTTTATGGTGGTTCTCCTGACTTAAAATATTATAATAGTTCTTTTGATTGGATAGATGCTGGTTATGGTAAAGAAACTAGAATACGCGTGGTATCTTGTGAGTGGAAATCTTTAAGAGCATTGAAATTTAAAGTTTCAGATAATAAATACGATCCTAATAGACCATTCAGAAAGCTAGTAAAAGATACTTATAAAGCTAGAAAAGGAGAAACTGTTGAAGTTAAATATGTAGATGATATATGGCAAGCTACAAAAATTGGTGGTAAGATTTTAGTAAACGCTACAAGAAGAAGTAATCAAGTAAGAAGTGTTGATGATCCTGGAACTACACCATTGTCTTATGTAGGTTGTATATATAATAATACAACAGGCAAACCTATATCATTAGTTGATTTATTAGATAATATTCAAATGTTATATAACATAGTAATCTATCAAATAGAACTAGCTATGGCAAGATCAGGTGGTAAGGCTGTAGTATACGATGTATCTCAGCTTCCTACAAATGCAGGTATGGATATACAGACAGTCCTTTATCATTTAAAGACTGATGGTATTATACCTATAAACTCCAAAGATGAGGGTAATCAAATTAGTTCATTTAATCAGTTTCAGCAAATTGACTTTACATTATCACAATCTGTTCAGCAACTAATTAATTTAAAAATTATGTTAGAAGAAATGGCTGGACAAATATCAGGCGTTAGTAGACAAAGAGAAGGGGCTGTAGGACAATATGAATATGTGGGTAACGTGCAAAGAAGTGTGGTGCAATCAGCAACAATTACAGAAAGCTGGTTTCAAGCACACTCTGAAGTTAAGCAAAGAGTTTTTGAAAGACTTTGTAATCTTATGAAAATATGTTGGGCTGGTGGTAAAAAAGCTGGTATGATTTTAGGAGACGGTGCATATAAATTTTTAAATGTTTTGCCTAACATAGCATTACAAGATTTTGGTGTATATGTTGGAGATAGTGGTAAAGATGATGCAATGAAACAAGTTGTTCAGCAATTATCACAAGCAGCATTACAATCAGGAAATGTGGATCTTCTTAATGTTATAAAAGTGTTAAAAGCTGATACCATGACTGAAGCTGAAAAAGTTTTAGAGCAGGGTATGGAGCAAATGAAACGTATGCAAGATCAGCAACAACAAATATTAATGCAACAGCAACAAATGGCTCAACAAGCTAAGGAAGCTGAAATACAACAACAATTAGCATTGAAACAAGTTGATAATGATGCTAAAAAAGACATAGCTAATATAGAGGCTGAAACTAAAATAAAAATTGCTAAGATGCAAACAGATGCGCAGCGTGATATTAATGATGCAAAAGAATCTTCTGCTATGATAAAAAAGGTGGCAGATTCAGAATTAAGAATGAGAGAAAAAAATCAAGAAACTCCTGAAACAACTGTTGGTGAAAAAACAGCAAGACAAGAGCTTGACAGGGCAGTTCAAGATATTTAAAAAATTATTATCTTTGCATTTGGGAACAAAAATTAAATTAATATGGCAAAAGAAGAATCAAAAATAGTAGAAGCTGTTGAACAAGCAGCAGAAATAGAAACACAAGAAACACCACAAAATGAAAGTGATGAAAAGTTTAATCCATTGGCTTTTGCTTCCGATAAACCGATTTCTGAAGAATCAAAAGAGGAAGAAACAACAGAAAATACTGAGGGAAATACAGTTGAGTCTACTGATGGATCTGAAGAAAAATCACAAGAAGAGGAGGGCTGGTCATGGAACAAAGATGAAGAAACTACAGAGGCTAGTAAAGAAGAATCCTACAATTGGGAAGGTGAAGAAAAAAAGGAAGTTGAAAGCAATGAGCAAACAAGTTCTGAAATAAACTGGTCTGATGTTTCTAAAGAATTAGGAATAGAGGGTGCAAGTAAAGAAGAAATTATTAACACATTAAATGATTTAGCACAAAGACCAGAGGTTGATACATCTAACACTCAGGTGGTTCAACTACAAAAATTTTTAGCATTGAATGACAGAGATTTAGTAGGTGAGGAACTAAAAGCTAATGGCATGGATGATGCAGAAATTGAGGAGTCACTAGACAAGCTAGAAGACTCTGGTATGCTTAAAATCAAAGCTAAAGAGGTAAAAAAGGTTATTAACAATGCAATTGAGTCGCATACTAATACCTTAAAAAAACAACAGCAAAGTGCAGCTGCTGCACAAAAGGCTAATGCAGAAAAAGCAAAAAAAGAATTACAAAATACAATCAAAGACATGAATGAGTTCATGGGCGGGAAGGTGACAAAAAAACAGAAAGAAGAAGTATATAGATATGCAACAAGTAAAATGATGGACGATATTTACAGTAGTCATGCCAATGTCGCAGACGTAGCTATGTTCATGCTTTACAGAAAGCAGATTGAAAAAATTCTTCGGACTCAAGGTTTAGAGGACGGCAAAGCCGCTATAATGAATAGTATAGTCTCACCAAACCTTAACACTGGAAAAAGCAAGCCAAACTTTAAAGTAAAGTCTGGTAAGTTTGATCCAAAAGCGTTCATGACAGAGTAAACTTAAATAGTAAGTCAAAGACTGCATAGAGTTGAAAGTTAATTGGACAAAGTAAAATGTTTAATTAATTTAAAAATAAAAAAATGGCTAGAGTTTATACAGGTACCTACGGTTCAGGTACTACGGCCGAGAATGCGTTGAACACAGCTCTAATGCAATACCCAGAGATTGCTAGAACTTTAATTCAACAGTATCCTCGTTATGCTGCGACTTACCTGTTAGAGAGAACAGGAAGATTCGCTACTGAGAAAGTCCTAGGGGACAACTCATTTGAATGGAAAGTTATGGGAAGATATAACGCTCCATCATTTTCTACTGGTTTCTTTAAAGGAGTATCTGCTGATACATCATTTACAAGTTCACCAACATCTACAACTGGAATTATATTAGATGCTGCAGATGCTAATGGTGATGTATTTGAAGTTATCATTGATGGTACAGCTGGAACAAGAACTGGTAATTTCTTAAATAAATTTGATATGGTTAGATTTCAATCAGGAGCTGTTGCTGTTGTATTGGAAGATCCAGTAGCAAACTCATCAGGTTCTGCTGCTTCAACTGATTTCATTGTAAAATTTGAAATGATTGATGCAAGCGCACAGCCTTTGTTAGAAACTGATGTTGCTGATGAAGCTATTATTGCTTCAATTGGATCTGCATTTCCAAATGGATCTAACGGTTCAGATGTAGGTGAAAACTACGTTTATCCTTCAACACACAAGAACTATTTAACTACAATGAGAAAGAAAGTTTCTGTATCAGGTAAAGACCTTACAGATGTTTCTTGGATTGAAAACAATGGTTCAAGACTTTGGTACTTCACTAAAGAGCAAATGATGATGGATGAGTTTATGTATCAACAAGAACTACAAAGATGGTATGGAAGAAAATCAATTACTAATGAAAGTTCAGGTGTTGCTAGACCAGATTCTATTATCAGTTCTGCAACAGGATTATCAGGAACATTAGCAACTTCTATTGTTACTGGTGATGGGCTATTAGCACAAATTGATTCATCTAACCAAGCATCTTATACTTTAGGATCTTTAACTGAAGATATTATTACTGAGTTTATCGCTAAGATATCTCTTAATGCTACTTCAGCTGAAGGTAATGAGTATGTTGTAATGACTGGTACAGAAGGAAGATTAGCGTTCCACAGAGCTATGAAAGATCTTATTGTTGCTCCTGCTGGTGCTTTCACTGGTGGTTCAATGCAAGGTGTAAGTGGTGATGTTGATTTAGGCGCTAACTTTACTTCATATAGTGCATTGGGTAATAAAATTACTATTGCTCACTGCCCAGTATTTGATGATCCAAATTTACATTCTGTTGCTGGTGGAACTAACTCGTTTGGTGACAACAGATTAAAAGAGTCTGCAAAAATGGTATTCCTAGACTTCGGAAGAACATCAGGTGTTTCTAACATTGAGATGGTTACTAAAGGAGCTGAAGGAACAAATAGAAGTATGATTAAGAAGTATGTAGCTGGTATGGTAAACCCTTATGACCAAAGCGCAATTTTGGCTGCTAATGCAGATGACAAGTTTGAAGCACACGTGCTTTCTGAAACTGGTCTTCTAGTTAGAAACCCATTGTCTTGTGGTATATTGAGTGCATCGTAATTATTAACCCTTAAAAATTTAGAAATTATGCCTAGAGCTTTTTTAGGATTTGTTAAAGACGCAGATGATGGTGCTTATGTATCTGTTGAAAAAATACACCACATAGAAGTAATAAGCGCTACCGCAGTTGATGTTCATTTCGCAGGAGATGACGGAGGTGCAGGTAGTGTTGAACTGACATGTACTTCAGGCAAGGCTGATGACGTAGCTAAAGAAGTAGCAAGAATTGCTGCAACTGCAAGCGGTGTCATTACTATAGCTGATGGTCTGAATAGTGCGTTTGCTCACCCAGATATTACCGCTGTTGCGAATTATAATAAATCCGCATAACAATAAATAACTAACGGAGGTCTGTAGAAGATCGTGCCTTTATGCAGGCCTCTTTTTTAATAACTATAATAAATTTAGAAAAATGGCAATAAAATTTGATTTTAATAAATTAAGAACTGCAATCAAAAAGTTTACAGCAGGAGTTGATACTTCTAACGGTGCTTTAGCTGCTGGTGATGAAGCAAAATTTGCTCCACACATGGTGGTAGCAAGACCTGTTGAGGCATTAACTAACGCATCTGCTGTAACTAGACAATTAACAACAGCAGAATCTGGAACTTTATATACGGTAGATTTATCTGCAGTAGATAATGATATTACAATAACATTACCTACGGCGGCTACATCGGCTGGTGTATACTACGATTTTTGTTTTTTAGTTGATAGTGACGATGATGCAGATTTTATATTAACTACTGGTGCTGACGCAGTAGATTTTTATGGAACTATAGCACATGGTGCTGCTAATAGTACAGCTAGAGATGTAGATGGTGATGCTTCTAAGTTAACTATTGACGGAAGTGCTTCTCAAGACCTAGAAGGTATGAGAATAACTTGTCTTTGTGATGGTGCTAACTGGCATTTAACTGGATACAACACTGTTGCTATTGCAACTGCTAGTGTAGTATTATCTGCATCTGCATAATAAATGTAGATATTGAATTAAGGGGGAGCTTTATGCTCTCCCAAAATTCTTTATATTTGTAATATGAATTTTATAGATTTTTTAAAAAGTATAGCTAAAGATCCAGAAGCTTGGGAAAAAAAACAAGTAGAGGATGCTAAAAAAAATCAAGTAAGATTTAATATTGGAGGCAAGTCAGGTTTTAAATGGAAGACTGAGTCTGCTAATAAAACTTGGATAGAAAATGGTAAGGTTGTAAGAGAAAGAAAAGGAAAAACAATAAGCAAATAAGGAGTATTAATTAAAAAAAGAAAAATGAAACACATAGTATTAATCAAATCAAATAATCCAGGCAAGTTTAATTACTGTAAGTTTGGAAATTATAAAGACAGAGAGGGTAGATTAAAAGAACTCATTGATATTAATGGAATAAAAGTATCGGGCTTTGAAATGTTTCAAGCTATAGTTACTTTAGACATTAACAAAGAATATGACAAAAGGTTATATGAATTTTTAAAAGATCATCCATTGATCAGAGGCAAATTTACAATAGAAGATATTTCAAGTAATGAACAGCAAAAAGCCAAAAGCTCTATTGAAAGCGCTAAAGCTATAACTACAGCTAGCAAACTAGAAGAAAGAGATCTAAGAGATTTATCTTTGATTTTAGGTGTAGATAGTAAAATGGAAGAAATGCTGTTAAGAGCTAAAGTAATTCAAATAGCTAATGAGAATCCAGAAAAGTTTATGTCTTACCTAAATGACATAGATAAGGAGCATAGAATATTTTTGAAAAAAGCTTTAGATAAAAAAATACTTAATAAAGTAAATGGTGTTTGGAAACACAATACATTAAATATTGGTTTGACTGAAGATCAAGCTATTGTTTGGTTAAAAGATAATGGAGATACATACGCGCTACTTAAACATCAATTAAGAACAGGTAAAAAAGAAGAAACAAAAAGCCTTGAACTTGAAGAAGTATCACAGTCAAAACTAAATGAAAGCTCTTATATACAAGAAATAGAAAATAGTAAATAATGACATTAACCGAAGCCAGAGCGCAATTAGATATTTTAATAGATAAAGTAGATCAAGCTTATTTTACTGTATTAGAAAAAAATACTTTTTTAAATAAAGCTGGTGTAGAGTATTTTGATAAATACTATAACGCTATGGGTGCTAATCAATTGTTAAGAGATAAGCTAGGTTATTTTATTAAAAATATCTTTATTAGAGGTAAGGCTGGGGTTGCTCCATATGATGATGATCCTACAAGACAAACATATGGTTCTGTAGAAGATTATTTACATTTATTATCAGGAACTGTAAATGGAAAGGTGGCTAAAGTAGTAAGTTGGGAAGATTTTCAATATTTATCTGGAGATAATGGAACAGTAGCTGCTAGTGAAGATCCATATAATAGAGCTGATTATGATCATCCTATAATGACAATAGGACCAACTTTAGCTCAAACTGATCCTAGTATTGATTTTAATCCTAATGGCATATATTATTATCCTCATAATGAGTCGGTTATGCCTGGCGCTAGAGACGCTAAGCTTCAATATGTATTAGATTCAAGCACAGGAGAAATAATACAAGTAACTATTCTTGATCCAGGAGCAGGGTATTTATCTCCTGCAACTATACCTGTTGGAATAGGATTTCTTTCAGGTACAACACCTTTAACCACAGGGACTGGATTGGGTGCTGCATCAATTACAGTAAATACTATAGGGGGTCAAGTTGTTAGTGTAAACATTATAAATGGTGGAGTTAATTATGGTTCTAATTTAGAACTACGAATGCCAAGTCCAACTAGTCTTACTACAGTAACTAGTTCTGATAGTTTGACAATATCATATGTTAGAGAACCAACAAATAGAAAAATTACCAATGAATTTGCACAGCTAAATTCATCTATGGCTCATGAAATAGTTCAAATAGCTGCAAGAATGATGTCTGCAGCAATTGAAAGTTCTAATTATGAGGTACAAAATAATGAATCTAATTTGTAGACGAGTTTCTTTTGCTCCCTGCTGCAAGAATAGGCCGAAACTAGAAATAGTGTAAGCCTATTTTTGTTTACTAGATAAAATTAACTAATTTTGTAAAGCGCAAATAATATTCTATGATTACTCTAAACGAAATAGCATACAATATCAAAAACTTAGCTTATGGTGGTAGTCATTCTACTGAAGAGAGTATTTCATTAAGACAAATAAAAAGCTGGATACATTATCATAGAGCTAAAATTATATCAGATAATTTAAACAGAGGCATGCTAACAAATCATAACTTATTTCAAGTATATGATTTATCTGCATACACTTTATTTGATAAAGTAGTAGCTCAGTATATAGATAACTTTACAGCAGATTTTCGTAATGCAGATCCTACAGACGCTAGTCTGTATGGTGATGGTGGTGTGCGTTATTTAAGTTTAATTCCAAAACAAGGAAGTAATGCAACTTATCCTAATCAAATAAAAGGAGATGTACCAGCCTTTTCTGCAATCACATATGATTCTTCAGGAAATGCTCAAAATACTTTAGCTGCTTTTAGTAGAACCACTTATGGACAACCACAAAGAGACAGGCTGATACAGGGTGATTGGAGAAATAATGGTAGGTTAGTTTTTACTGTACCACAACCATTACCTGTAGATAATTATTTAAGATCTGTAAGAAGTGTAAGTTTATCTAGAAGAGCTGTTTTAGCTTCTAATCCAAACAGACAAGCAGCAAGCACATCAATAATTAATGTACCTATAAGAACAGGTCAAGGTAACTTATATAACCAACAACCATTAGCTAAATTTTCTACAACATCTGGCACAAATCAGTTAGATAGAGATATGGTAACAGTATCTATAACTAATTTACAAGTATCTCCTAACTATATGAATAATACAGACGCATTAGATAATAAATCTGTTGTATGGGTTTATAAAGGAGCTTTAAGAGCAATTTTTTCAGATCCTACAAAAGTTGTAGCTAAAAGAACAAAAATAGGAACTGCAGCACAATATAGAGATGATATAGATCCATATCCTTTACCTATGGAATATGTTAAAGATTTAGTAGAAAGAATATTAGCATTAGAAGTAAGAACTGAATTAAGTATGCCATCAGATTTAATTAATGATGCACAAGATTCTACAAAACTACAAGGAGGTGGGGCTTAAATATAAAGATAAATATACATCTATTAGAGATATATATAATAGTATAAAGAAAAATTTAAATATACCATATACAATATATTATAACATTATTAAAAAATTTTGTATGATATTGATTAGAGATATGGTGGCTAGAGACAGAAAAGTTTATTTACCTAATAGTATGGGGTTTATGTATTTAGCAGAAAAAGAACATAAAAGAGCTTTTCATACAAGAGTGGACTATAAAAAAACAAAAGAAACAGGAAATATTGTAACATATCAAGTTCCAATATTAACTGACTTTTATAAAAAAATAATATGGGTGAGACCTACAAAATTTAGAAATTGTAAAGTTTTACCTCTTGGATTTTCCAAAAAAATAATAAATTTATAATATGGGTACAGAATTAACAGCACAAAGTTTAACAGTAACAATAACAGAAGCATTAGCTGTAGATCATGCAAATGGATCAACAAACGATATTGACTTTGCACAAACATATACACATACATATGGCAGTATAGCAAATGTAAATAAAAGAATAATTAAATTAGCAAACACTAATTTAACAGAAATAGCAACATTAGGAACTACTACGGCAGATGGTGCTTTTGTTAGAGCTGATATTAGATATATTAGAGTAACTAATTTAGACTCCTCAGATACACTACAAGTTGGATTAGATGATGAGAGTGATGATGCGGCTTATGTAGAAGTTGCTGCAGATAGCAGTATTATATTTACAGGTACAAAATGTGAAGGAGGTAATGGTGGCACAACCCTAGATAATGCAACAGCATTAAAGGTAAAAGGAAGTGCTAATCAACAACTAGAATTATTTATAGCATCAGTATAATATGTATATAGACGCATTAACATTATTTACAGCAGTTGCTAGAAATTTAGGGCTGCCAGACTATAGGCATTTTGAAGACGCTTGGTTGGAATGGGCTTTTGAAGCTGAAAAATTTATAGGCAGTAATGAAACATATCAGATAGCTGAAGCATCATATACTAAAACAGGAGCAAAAGCATCAGCCACTTTTACATTTACTGGTCAGCCTGAATCAGGAGATTATATAGATTTAAATGGTGCAAGACTATATTTTAGAAATCCCACAGATTTAGGTGGAGCAAAATCACCAAATGAATTAACAATAGGTACAACTTTAACTGAAACATTAAATAATAATGATGCATCTGAGCCAGGTCTTTTAGAAAAATTGACTGGAAATTTTCTTGGTGCAGGTGGGGGTGTGGCTTCAGTACTACCAAATACACCAGCCTTTGTTTATCCTGAAGCAATACAGCGAGCAACGTATGCTGTTGATACTACAGCTAAGACACTAACAGTTACAGCAAAAGAAATAGGAATAAAAGGAAATAAATTTGAAGTGGGTGTTAAGTCTAGTAATATTACTGTAGACTCTAATTATTTATCTGGAGGTAAAGGTGTATATGCAAATCAACAAATTAAATTACCAGAAAATTTAATTAAACTTTTAGCTGTGCGTGTTGGATCAACAGATAAAACACATCAACACAAAGAACTTAGAGAAACCTCTTCTATACATACAGGAAGATTAGGTAAAGATGCAAATGATACAATACAAAGAGCCTTTAGATACTATATAGAAGGCAATCGTTTAAATATAGGACATGATAATTTAGATGATATAGTAATATCCTATTTAGAGTATCCAACTGATTTAAGAGGGTGGCCTATGTTTAAGAAGTCACACACAACGGCAGTGGCTCACTATGTAATGTGGCAACATAAATTAATAGATTATTACAATGCAAAAGTACCACAATATATTATAAAAGATTTAGAACGAAGATGGTATCAATTATGTGCAAAAGCTAGAGGCGATGATAATATGCCTTCATCACCACAGATAAGACAAATAGGAAATATGTGGAATACTTTAGTACCATTAACAAATAATAGAGGTTTAATAGATTTCTAGTATGGCTCAAAAAAAACAATTAAGTAGAGTAGAGGGATTTACTCATGGATTGGTTACAGATCCTGATCCAAGATTTCAAATAAAAGGTAGTTATAGTAAAGGACAAAATATAAGACTAACCAATAAAACTGGAGAAACTTTTACTGTAGAAAATATAGATGGTAATTCTTTAGCCATAGATTTATTTAAATTACAAAGTCAATCTTATAATAATGCTACAAACGGAGGTATATTAGGCACAAGACCAGATATAGACACACAAGGTCCAGCGTCACCTGATTTTGTATTTTCAGAAATATATTCAGATCCAAATAATACTGATGAATTGGGTAATGTTGTTGGTGAATTTTATCCAAGCCCTCGTAATCCAGTATCAGGTAGCCCATACTCACTCACTAACACAGGTCCTTCAACAAATAATAGAAATCAAGGAATATTTCCTTTTTATAGAGATAATTTACCTGTAGGTACTAATATTGGAAATGTAGGCATGAACTCAGCTGCTGCAAATCAAGCTAATATTGTAGGAAGTATATCAGTTGGTAATGAAATATATTTAGTTATAGTTATAGCAGGATTTCAAGAAGACACAACAAGAACTATATTTTTAAGATTAATTTTAAACAGTGAACAAAATATAGAAAGAGTTGAAGATTTATTAGTTTGTTATAGTTTTCTAAATGATAAATATCCTGAATTAAATATGGATATAGATTCTCCAATAAGACTTGAGGCTCTAGTTGAAAACGAAACAATAACGAGGCTTTATTGGACTGATAATAAAAATCCATTAAGAACTTTAAATGTTAGGCAAGAGGGTAAAAATCAATTACCACCCAATACATTAAATGTAACACCAATGATGAAGCCATCACAACCAGTTTTAGACAAAACATTGAATGGAACTTTACCTACAGGTGTTTATCAATATACTTATAAATATATATCAGCAAATGGTGGTGAAACAACTTTTTCTCCATTGAGTAATATGTATCATACATCAGAGGAGGGGTTTGGCTCTTCAACTGAATATGGTGGATCACCAAGTGGTGAAGTTAGTAGTCAAGGCTTTAGAATAGCAATAGATGATGTAGATCCTAATTTTCAATTTATAGAACTATATGCTTTATTATATGAAAGTTTTAATGTTCCACCTAGAGTAGCATTAGTAGATAGAAGAAATATAAATAATTCTGCCAATAGAGTAACTATTGTACACTCAGAGTTTGATAAAGAAATAGAAAATGGATTAGAAGAAGTTTTAATAGAAACTAACACTTGGGATTTATGTAAAGATATTGCTATAAAAGATAATATTTTATTTGCTGCTAATTTACGATCCAAACAAAATACTATAAGTGAAGAAGAATGGAATGTAAAAGTTTTGAGATATAGGATTAAAGATTTTAATTCTGTAACTGATGCGGCTGGAGCAAAACTTACAAAAGGAATGATTACCAGCACAGATCCATTGGTTAAAACTTATTATAAAGAATTTGGATCTGATACTAGATTATTAATATCTGATACCAATGCTGGAAATGCTGCTTCAGGTACGGCTATAGTTGATTATTTAAATGGTAAAAATTTTGGTGATGAATCCGAACCACAATATGGAACGTTATTTACACAAAGGCCAGATGCAACTAATTATAAAACAGAAAAAGAATATAGGTTTTTACAAGATGGATTAACATTAGGAGCAGAAAGCTATGCTTATGGTGAAAACGAATTAGGAGGATGTAGATTAAGTTTTGGTGTTAAAGAAAAAGTAGCAGATATAACTACAAATGATGGTTTAGAACCTTATATTAATTCTATACAGCATGAAGATGATGTTAATGGATATCAAACTGATGAATTTGGTGTATTGATTCAAAGAGATTCTAACAATAAATTATCAGCCTTAATTGATCCTACAGATAGTGAAAGTGGATTAAATAATTTTGAAGCAACACAAACAACATTTAAAGCATCTATGAATTTAGGGGGATCAAAAGATCCACATTTATCTGGAAATCAAAGGGGATATCAAAGAGGGGAATTTTATAGATTTGGAGTACAGGTATATGATTTAAATGGTAGTCCTGGTAATGTACTTTGGATTGGAGATATACAAATGCCTGAAATGTACGATGTGTTAAGAATGATTAATGTAGATTATGTTGATTCATTAAGAGGTAGAGGTTTTGATCCTTTAGAACATAGTTATAATTTATCTTATATGCTATCAGGATCATATACCCCACAAGATAGTTTTTTTGATGGTGGAGATGCCGCTGGAATAATTTCTCATCCAAGAATAAAAGATCATAGATTAACACATATATATGGACATTCAGTTCCACCAGTGGATGTATGTTGGTTTAGTGGTATAGGTCCAACTGGATCAACAACACCAAAAACACAAGCTTATATATATTCTAATGGCGTAAAAGTAGGTGAACCCGTTACAGCTACTGGAAATTATCCTCATGATCAAAATCCAGCTAATCAACAAGGAACCTTAAGAGCTAAATTTTATCCAGGATATGCAGAAGAAGATTCTGATATTGAAAATCATAATGACTTTCATTATTTATATGATTTGTATGTAAATTTTGAATTTATTATTCCACAAGAAGTTTGTAAAAAAATATCTGGGTTTAGAGTTGTAAGAGCTGAAAGATTAGAAACTGAAAGAAGAGTTTTACAACAAGGTTTATTAAATCAAACTATGAAATATGGATGGCCAGCTAGTCCATTTGTAGGTGCTTTAGAATCTGGTTATGCATCTGGATCACAATTTAGTGTTAGTGATAATGAAAATTTCAAAGGTGATAATAATCCTTCTTTTCCATTTGTTAATGATCCAAACACACCACCAACATTTATAGAGTATGATAGCTATTTAAATGGTTATATAGGATTAGCAGAAAATGCACATTTTGCTAGATATATAAAAAATAGAACTACTGGAAAATTAACCATAGGTGGTATTAGTGATGGCGAAATAGGAGTTAGAGCTGAATATGAATCAGGTTTATCTTCTTTCAATCATAATAGAAACAGTCATAATTATAGAACTTTGACACCAGCAGTTCGTTCACAAACTGGTCATGTAGGAATGGGAGCGCCAGGACAAAAATCTATGCATTCTGCATATTTTGGTAGTTATGAAAAATGTCAATATGGACAAGATTCATCAGGTAATCCTAGACTTAATAGACATGCAAGAATACCAGAAAAATTATTTACATTAGATGCGCCTGATAGTGCTTTTGGTTCTTTACCATATGCTTTTAGGGAAGGTGATATATTAAGAATAGACACTGTTCTAAAACTATCCGATGAAAGTAGATATGCAGATCAAACATTGCCTTTAGCAAACGATGATGGAACTTCCTCTCAATTTACTATTCCAACTAACTATTTTAATCATGGAAATGGAACTGAGCCTAGTGGTGTTACAACGTCATATGTATCATATAACTTTAATGGAACTGAAACTGATGCATTAAGATTTGCTTCCAAAAGAAAAATAGATTTAAATGAAAACTATGGTTTATTAATAGGTAAATATTATAGTTACGAAACATATTGGGGTATTGGTATGGAGTGCGGTTTAGGTCATGCCTTTGGTCATGATTATAGCGCATCTTGGGATTTGGGTGATACAGCAAATCCAAAAGTAGACTATAGACAATATAACACAATAGGTTCAGCGGTTGAAATTTCAACAGGAGCTATTATACCTGGATCTCAATTTAAAGGTGTAGATGAGTTTGACTTAGGGGAATGGTCAGGTTTTAGTAATAATACTTTAGGATTTATAGAGGATTATCCTTGGTATGGACAATATTCAGTTGTATTTCAAGGTTTATATGTAGATAATGGACAAGGAGCTAAAGAAGATGACATAAATTATAATACAGCATCAACTATGCAAGAAGGGTTAAGAACTATAGTTTTATCAGTAGATAAAAATCCTGATGGATTAGATGGTAGTAGATATAATTTTCATCCAAGAAATGTATCCATGATATTACAAAATCAAGGTTTTTTTAGTAGAGATAATTCAGGTATCGCACAAACTGCAAATACTAATACCAATAAAGATGATTATTTTTTGGGCAATAGCAGGAGCGCCGAAACTTCTAATTCATATATTCCTTTTAAATATTTATGTTCTATAGTAAGAAAAAACATACCTTGTGGTGGATCTTCTATTCAAGGTATAGAAGCAACAAGATATATTCCATGTGGTAATTTTCATCCAGTTAGACCAAGTGAATTGGTTGATGATAATATAACACATCAATTTCATAATTCTAAAGTATTTGGTGGTGATACATTTGTAAATTTGTATTCACATCAAAAAACAAGAACTTCATATATGCCAAATTCATATGCAAGATGGCAAGTGTTTCCTGTAGAGTCATTTACTAACACTGATATGCGTGGTAATTTAAGTTTAAATGCGGGTGATACTATACTAGGTGATCAAGAAGCGCCACCATCAAATGATTGGGACTACAATGAAGTTTATTCACAAGAAAATAATATTAAATCAGGTTTAGTTATTAATGAAAGAATTGTTCAAACTGCGCAAGACTTACCTTATGAAATAGCATACTCTAACACTAAAGTATTAGGTGAAATAGGTGATGCATTTAGAATATTTCCAATAAATCAGTTTCATGATATGGAAGGGCAGTTTGGAGAAATTAATAGAATTATAAACTTTAAAAATGATATATATGTTTTACAAGATGAAGGCTTTGCTAAACTACTTGTAAATCCATTATCTGTAATTAGCGATGACACAGGTCAAAGTTTATTTACGGGTACAGGAGATACTGTAGAAAATCATATTTATATATCTACAAAATTTGGATCACGACACACACATAGTGTTACAACAAGCGAACAGGCTTTATATTTTGTAGATTCAAGATTTGCTAGAATATTTAAATATGATACAGAAAAATTAATTTCATTAGGAGATTCTTTAGGTATAAGATCAGACCTTACTAATATTATAAAAGAAGAAGGTGATTTAGATTCTTTTGTAAAAGGATATAATAACCAAGCTGCATATCAAACAGGAAACACTAGAAACTATGCATCTGATAATCCTTTAAAAGGGTTGGGTATAAACTCTATATTTGATCATAAACATAAAGAGTTAATGATTTGCTTTCATAATAATAAACTTGAATATGATAGCAATGGTAATTATGAAGAAGCAAATTATGTTGGTATGAATGTGGTTTATAGTGAAGGTTTAAATGCTTTTACTTCATATTATACTGCTTATCCATTTTTATGGATTAATGGAGATCCTGGTATTTTTACAACACAGACAGAGCATGATGTAAAATTATTAGTAGATGAAAATGCTAAAACGAAAGTATATAAAAACTTACTAGCTGAACCACTAAAATTATGGAAATGGGATAGTTTTGGTTTTAAATCAAGGTTTTTTGGTAGACAGTCAGCTGCTGTATTAGAAAAAACAATATCTGAAAATCCAGAAAGTGTTAAAGTATTTGATACAGCAATTATAGCAATGACAGAACCATTAGGATATAATCCTGCTATAAAATTTAAATCAGAAAATTTACCTAACTATGTTGCTTCGTCTATACCTGATCGTAGATATAGAGAAGGACAACTAAGATTTCCTTTAAGGGGTAATTTATCTGGAAGTAGAACTAGAGGTCAATATTTGAAAATAGAGTTCATATCAAACAGTCCAATTAAATTTAATATCTTTGCAATAATGGCTAAATACCGTAAATCTTATAACTAATGGCATATTCAGACGTCTTAAGAGCAATGCAGCAATATGGTAGTTTTTATAACTACGGAAACTTTGAGTCTGTAAATCCATATTCAAGTGAAGCATATGGAACTAACATAAGCGGAATTTTATCTGAAAATCCAGAACCTATAAATATTGTTGAAGAAACAGAAAGATTAGGCTCTAATTTAAGTGATGTAGATAAATTTTTATTAGGTGTTGGTCAGGCACAAGTAGGATCAACAATAGGTAAAAGTTTAAAAATTGGTGAAGAAACTCATAGTAAGTTAGGTAAGTTTTTAGGAACAGAAGGCACTACTGAAGGTTTTGATTTAGCTTTACCATTAGCATTATACTCTGGAACAAGAGATCAAAATCCATATGAATATTCAGATTTAGAATTTGCTGGATCTATAGCTTCAGGAGCATCATTAGGTGCAAAAGTAGCAGGAGGACCTGGTGCGATAGTTGGAGCTGTATTGGGTTTAGGTTTGGGTTTATTTGAAGAAGATAAAGCTGATAAAAAAAGAAAAAAACAAATTAAAAAGTACGAAAAAGCTTTAGATGAAAGACAACAAAATATTAGTGAAGCTATATTAGATTTAAGAAGTAAGAATGAAAGTATGAAAGAAGCTTATGCTTGGGCAGAAGAATCTTCTAAATATCAAAATCAATATGGTGGCAATATAGGTATAATGAAAGATGGAGGTAGAATGAAAAATCCTTATGATCCTAAAAGTTATGGTAACGGTGGAGTTTTAGAATTCTTTAGAGGGTTAGGCAGGGCTATTGTATCAATACCCTCACAAGCTGGAAACATTCTTGATACATTTACTTCTTTTGTAACAAAATATGATGATGACTATTACCAAGATAGAGGCGTGGTAGATGAGAAAGGTAATAAAGTATATACAATAAATCCAGACGGCTCACTGAATCTTCAAACAGGTCAAAAAGGAACAATAGATCTTTTAGGCAGAAGTGTATCTGAAGAGGGTAGTGGTATTCAAGTAACAAAACCTGGAAGTATAAAAGCAGAGTCAATACAACCAGTTTTACCAACTTTTAATTCAAAAGACGTTTCTAATAGAGTTAAAGAAACAGGTAGAATAAAAACTGGACCATTATTAGATCCATTTTTCAAACAAAGTAAAGGTTATGATTCAGTGGGTACAGAAGATTATAGATGGGATTTAGATAGTCCATTAATTAGAGAAAACGTAGAAGTTTTTCAAAAAGGTGGACAACTTAAAAATATTGTTGCAGAATTTACAGGTAATGAATTAGTTGTAAATGATCAAAATGAAGTAGAAGCTGGTTTAGCTTCAGGTGATTTTAAAAGAGCTGCAGCACCAATAAGAAAGGCTATGGGTGGTAAAATGATTACACCTGGTAAAGAAACGCATAAGTCTAATCCGATGCCTGTAGACAATACAGGAACTATATATTCTAAAAAAGGAGTATTACCATTTAAAGTAAAAAAAGGAGCAGGTATTTATGATCATGCAACAGATCAATTTAAACCTAATATGGATGATAAAGAAATAGCTATGGTTGCAAAGAAAAATATAAATAAGTGGAAAAAAAATAATATGGCATAATGGCAAAACCTGGAAAAAATTTAGTATCAGAAAAAGAAATATTTGATTATTTAATGACTAAGCCAGGCATGACTGAAATCAAAGCTGCTGGTATACTTGCTAATATAGCAAAAGAATCTATGTACTATTCTGATGCAGTACAAATGGGAGATGTAGAAAATCCAGGTATAGGATTATTTCAATATACTTTAAAATCAAGAAAAGATGCTTTTCTAAAAGCAGTTCCAGACTGGGAAACCAATTGGAGAGGACAAATAGATTTTGCTTTTGAAGAAAATGAGTTTAAAACTTATATGGAACAACCATATAATTCTGTTCAAGATTCTACTAGAGGTTTTATGAAAACTTTTGAAAAACCAAAAGATCAATCAGAAGAAGAGGTACAAGACAGAGTAGATAGATTATATAAATCAAAAAATATACAAGACGATTTAAAAAACTTACCTAAAGGTAATTTAGAAAAACAAATTCAAGAAGGTATACAAAGTGAAAAAGAAGAGGCAGAAAAATTTGGTTATAAATTACAAGATTGGCAAGCCTTAAATAATGAACAAAGAAATCAAATTAGAAAACAATTTAATTTAATTAACCCAAAACCAAAAAAAAGAGATGGAACAACTAATAGCCCATTTTTAATGGTTCCAGATAGTGAAGCTGAAGAAGGTAAATTTTATGAAAACGACAAAGGTTTAATATATATATTTAAAGATGGACAATATCAATTAGAGGGCGAGTATAAAGGGCCTGAAGAAACACCAAGAATAGAAGGAGAAAAAGAAGATGTAATAGTTTTAGATCCAAGCGGACAAGAAAGAATTATTACACAAGAAAAAACAAAACCAGGAGTTCGTGTTGAAAGTATAGATGCAACACCAACTGTTGAAAGCCCGCTTGAAAATTTAAGTCAGCCTTTAAATTTAAATCAAACACAAAATACTGAAAATGAAACGACACAGCAGCTTACTGAAAATTCAACTGAAGAGCAAAATCAAGAAAAACCATCTTTGAATTTATCTGGCCAGTTAGGTGATGTGCTAAAAGCGGCTAGTAATACTTTAGATAGTATTGGTGGTCCTTCTACCATAATATCATATATACTTGGTAAAAAAGGATTAACTGATGCTATGAAAGAAATAACTCCACAAAAAAGAGCAGAGTTATCACCCCTATTTTATCAACACCTAAGACAATCTAGAGAGCTGGCAAAAAAAGGTTTTCATCCAGCAGAAGAAAGAGCAATACAGAAAGAAATAGATAATGCTTATAGAATTGGATTAGATAACGCTGTTAGAGGCACTGGTGGAGATAGAGCTAAATTTTTAGCACAAAGTGGTATTCTTGATTCTAAAAGATCATCTGCTTTATTAGAGGTAGCAGCAAAAGACGCAGAACTTAGAAGACAAAATCAAGACTCTTATGCAGACTTAATGATGTTTAAAGAAAATTATGATCAACAAAGATCAGAGCAAGAAAGAACAGAAGATATGCAAATGCAATTGGCTAATAAACAAGCAGCCACACAATTTACATCGCAAGCTTTATCTAATGTTTTATCTGGTGTGTCTGGAAACTCTTCTATTATGAGACAAATTATGAATAATTATTTATCAGGTTCACCACAAAATAATCTTGGATTAGTTAATCAATTTGAAAAGAAAAAATAATGAGTTTAGATTTTGGATATTATAGTTCACTTTTAGGTCCATTGCAAACTGCAAATCAATTGCAGAACACAAGAATGCAACAAGAGATGCAGGCTATGCAGCTTTTGCAAAATGTACAAAGACAAAAATTAGCTGAGACAAAAGAAAGAAATGCAGTTCAACAATTTATAAATCAAGCTCAAACTACAGCTGATGATGTTTTATTTGTAAAACAACAAGTAGGTGACGAAAATAGGTCAGTAAATTTTAGAAGACAAAAAGATGTAGATGATTTTTATGATTGGCATGCTTCACAATCTGGTTGGAATGAAATACAAGATGTTATAAGAAAATATGGATCAGTTTCTAATGCTAGAGCATACGGAAATTTAGATTACTATATGCAAGAATATAAAAGTAATTTACAAGGAAATCCTGTTTCTCAAAGGGTTAATAAAGTTAGACCTGATTTAGAAAGATATATTCTAAGCTCACAAGATCCAGAAGATGCTCAATTTGTAACAAAAGGTGTACATAAAAGATTTAACTCATGGTTAAATGGAGAATCAGATGACTTTTATTATGCTGGACAAAGAACAGATTACTTACCTAATGATCAAGAAGAGTTAGATAGAATATATCAACATAAAACTTATGGAACTAATATTACTTTAGAAGATATTATTTCAGTAAATAGAGGTGCTATAATTAAAGATATAATGAACGATAAGGGTATACCTCTTAGTGAGTATAGTAACTTTGCTAACACAATAGGGGAAGAAGAAATGAAACAATTTATTATTGATGAATTAGGTGTAGATGATTCTATTACAGGAGGAACAGCAATAGGTGGTAAACAATACTTTAGTAAAAACGCTATAAATACAACATTTGCAAATGAAATAAAGTCTAGCTTAGATGCTATAAATCAAGCTGGAATTAATGACTTAAATTCATTTATTGATTTAACAACACAAGGTGTTGTAATAGATGGTAAGCGTGTTACAGACATAAATACATTATTTCAAAAGTATAGTGGTGGAGCTATATATGATAATTTAGATAGAATTTTGGGAGTATCTCCTGGTGATAAAACTGAAAAAATCGGAGAGTTTAATCCTTTTGTACTTAATAGACAACTTATAGCTAGCGATAGAGTTTTAACTAATACTAATAAAGAGACGGCTGTAATGGAAGCTTTATATGGAAGTTACCAAGATGGAACGCCTAAATATAATGCTGCAAATAGAATGGTATATGGTGTATCTATGTTAGGTAAATATGATGATAGCGGTCAGTTAATAAAAGAACAAGACATAACAAAATCTCCAGGAAAAGCTGGATCAGAATATTTAGATTGGTTAGCAGAAGATAGGGTTCTAGATTTACAATTAAATGGTTTTCATATTGGATTAAGAATATCAGGAAAAGATGCTAACGGTGAATTAAATTCATTTTTGTTGAAACAAACAGATAATCCAGAAGACTTACAAAAAATTAAAAATACACTTTCAGGAGATACACAAATAGAGCATGTATTAATGGCTGAATTTAGAGATGATGATGTAGGTCCAGATGATTTTTATTATGATGTAGTAGATTTAGGAGACAGTTCATTTAGAATGGCATTAAATGAAAAAATAGATCCTACAGATTTAAACAATGTAAAAACACAAGCCCTAGATTATGAAATGCAACAAAAAAGAACTATGTTAGATGTTGAAAGAAAAATGCAAGTAAAAAATAAAGTAGCTGCGGCATTTGGAGCTGCTTCAGTTAGCGAAATGGATAACTATATTAATACATTTGACTCTCAACTAACCATGGGATTAACAATGGCTAATGTACCAAGCGGTAAAATAAGCAGCGCTTTACCATTAGTATTTACCGATTTATATACAAATGCTATGCAAGAAAGAGAATATCCTTTTCAAATGCAAAATGGACAACAAGTTCAAAATAGTGCAGAGTATATGGCCGTTAGTGCAAAACTCTTAAAAGAAAGTTTTTATAAAGATGGTGCTAATGGTATGGTAGAAGCTATTAAAAAAGGACCAACTGCGTATGATGAATGGAGTAAAAAGAATTTGACAAAAAAAGAATATAACTCATCTAAAAAAATTAGAAAAGATATTATTAAATATTTTAATTCATAATGTCAGAAAAATTAGATTTTACAAAAAGTTTAGATTTTTTAGTTCAAGGATTGCAAGAAACACCGCAATCACCTGAACAAGATGTAAAACAGAACTATGATGATCAACTTATAGTTAAAGATAATGTATCTTTTTTTGATAGCTTAGGTAAGCCTGAACCACAAAGAGATATTAGTAGAGAAAGAATTATAGAAGGTATAGCATCACAGCAAAGAATAACAGATGAGTTTGCAGGATTAGCCGCTGCAAGTGCTACTCCTGCTCCAGAACAACTTGTACAAGATCCAAGATCGTTTTTAGGAACAGATATAGAAAAAACAACTAGAGGTTTTGCTGCTGGATGGGGCGATCTTTTAGTAGGTACAGGTGATACAATTAATTTTTTAAAAGCATGGGTGTCTCCAGGAGAACCCACACCAGATACAAAATTTGGAAATTGGTTAAAAGGAGTTGGAGAACAATATCAAAATGATAATGTATTAGTATTATCAGAAAAATTTGAAGATATGACTTTTTCTGATTTATTTACTAAAGAGTACTTTACTTCAAAATTTTCTAGATTATTACCATATGCTCTTTCATTTATCGTACCTTATGGTATTGGAGCAAAAGTGGCTGTTAGAGGTACTAATGCATTACTTGGAAGATTTGGTAAAACTGCTTTAAAGGGATCAAGAGTTGCAGGAAAGCCAGGCAAGTTTGGTGTTAAAGGAACTGGCTTAACTGGAAAGTTATTATATGATGGTGGCAAAAAAGGTGTAAGCTTAACAAAAGGGGGTAAAGAAGGTCTAGCTTTGTTTGGTGGTGGTATTGGCGCTAACGTAGCGGAAGGAGCATATTTAGCTGGAGAATCATATAATCAAATGATTAATGATGTTGATGAAAATGGTAATCCATTATATACAGCAGATCAAGCAGCTAGCTATGCTAAAAACGTTATAAGTAAAAATCTTGCTTGGGCAGGAGTTGATATTATATCATATGGTATGTTGTTTGGTGGACTAGGTAGAAGTTTTAATATAGTTAAAAACTTAGCAGCATCAAAACCAACCAAAGTAAAATTTGGTCAAGGTATAAAACCATTTACTGTAAGCTTAATAAAAAGAGCAGCGCCATCTTTAGGTGTAGCTGCGGGATATAGTGCTTTTGAAGGAACTACAGAAGGTTTTCAAGAAGTATATCAAGAGTGGGCAAAATATGCTACAGAAGAACAAGCAAAAGGAAATGAATATGATAGTTGGACTGATTGGTTAAAAACAGCTCCTACATCACAAGCTCCAAAAGAAATAAAAGATATATTTTGGACAAGTGTTGGTATGGGCGCTGTATTTGGTGGTGCTAGAGGTTACTATGATGCAGAGGCAGAAAGAACACTACAATTAAATGAAAAAATAGATCAACTAAATAAAAACATAGATACTTGGACACAAAAATATCAAGATGGAACAGATATAGCTAAAGAACAAGATAATATTATAGCTTCACAAATTTGGAACTATTCAGGTGATGGTTCAGGTGTTAGGGCAAAAGTTCAAGAGCAAGTTAATAGTGGTAAAATGAATCAAGAAACTGCTGACATATTTTTTGAAGCTATTACTAATATAGAAAAGATGTATGAAAAACACAGCGTAAATACAGGTTTAACTGAAGCTGGAGCAAAACAAGCATTTTTTTATGAAGTTGAACTTGCTAGAATAGGTAAAGAAAAGCAACAGATATTAGAAAATCAAAAAGATAGAGAACAGCATTTTAGAGATATATATAAAAATAATGATAGTGAGCTTAAAGAAAATTTAGATTTACTTAACGAAGAAACTAATGAGTTGTTAAATATAAAAAATGAAGAAGAGCAACAGCTAAATAAAGAAATACAAGCTATATATACTAGAACAAAAGACAATAGACGTACTGCAAAAACTACAGGAAAAAAAGATAAAAGATTTAAACAGGAAGGATTATCTCAAGAAGAATTTGAAACCTTTACACAAGAAGGTGAACAGCAAAGAAAAGAAAGAGAAGCTACAGAACAACAAGAAGCAGAGGCAAAAGCTCAACAAGAAAAAGCCGATAGACCTTCCAGAACAGAAAGAGTTGGTCAAGCTATAGGTAGGAGTGTACCTGCAGGAATTGCAGCAGTAGGTAGAGGTATAACTAAAATATCACAAGCAGTACAAAGTATAAGACAAAAAAGAGCAGCTAAAAAAGATCTTAAAGAAACCATACAACAAATTGACAATTTAGATAACATACTTCCAGGAGCTAAAGAAAAATTAAAACAAGCAGTCAGAGATGGTAAGCTTACAAAAGAAAAAGCTTTAAATATAAAAGGTACAGGAAGAAATGGTCAAATCAGAAATAAGGATGTAAATAATACTATTAAAGAACAAGAAAGGGCCGATAAACAACAAGAAGACACGTCTCCTGAAACTCCAGAAGACGTAAAAAAAAAAGACCAAAGAAAGGTAGTTCCTAAAACTAAGGACTATAAAAGGGTAGAATCTGCAGGATCTAGAACCATTCCAAAAGCTAAAATAGAAAAAGGTAGAGGTTTAGTATATTATACTATAGTCAAAGATGATGAAACCATATCTTATGTAGATCAAGCAGGTGTATCAGATAAATTTGTACAAAGCGATGAAGATGTCAATATAGAACTAGAGGTTCGTAAACCACAGGTTGGACAAGATAATGTAGTAGATATAGATGGTGATTTGTTTTATCAGTTTGGTGATCAATTATACGAATCTGAAATAATTGTAAAGATAAATGGTGAACAAGTAGGTAAGGTTGCTCAAAGGGATTTTAAACAAACTCTTAAAAAAAGAGCTAAAAAATCTGATCCAAAAAATATAACTAAAAAAGTAATTGATGAAATAAAAGAAAGAACAAAAAAAATATATGATTCTTTCAAACCATCTACAGCATTACCTACAGAAGAGCCTAACATTGATGAAAACTTTACAAGAAACTTTCATAGAACTAACTTATATGAATACAATTTAGTTAAAAGTATTATTGATAAAAAGTTTCCTGGATATAAAGGATATCTAACATCACAACAACTAATAGATTCGTATGGTCAAAGATCAGTGGCTTTTGCTCTAGGAAGTAGTGTAATTGTAAACATAGATGGCGCTAGACAAAGTGATATAATTCACGAAGCTGGTCATGTTTATTATGGATTAATGAAAGATACGCCTTTAATGAAGCGTATTAGAAAAGTTATATATAAGTCAGGTATATTCAAAACAACTAAATTACTTTATCCTGAGCTTACATTAATGAATATTAATGGGCAAAAAATTACAGTTGGTGAATTTTATAGTCAAGAAAAATCTTCCAATAAAGTTTTGGATAGTAATGTACTTACAGATATTGTAAACAATTTAGCTAGAGCAGAAAGAAAAAATGATAATAACAGAATGAATGAGTTGTTTACAGAACTACGAACACAACTTAAATCATTAGGTCATAAAGAAGTTAGAATAGATTTACAAGAACCTTTAATAGAAGAATCCTTTACTAGAGCTTTAGAAGCATATTCTTATGGTACATCACAAACAGTGATAGAAGGTACAAAAGCACAAGAACAGTTAAGACAAGATTTAATTGAATTTTATAAAGACATAAAAAATCTTACAACAGAAAAGGAAGCGCTAGAGCTATTAAATCTTTCTGTTGACAATATAGGAGATCTAGATTTAGAGGCTGCTATTAAACATGTTTTATTAGATTTTGGTTCAGATAGAAATACAATACCTACAGTAAGCAATCCAGCTAGGGCGTCTATGAAAAAAGCTTCTAATTCAAGACTAAAAAAAGTTTCTGGATATTCAGTTGTTCATGCATCAATAGGTGACTATATAGGCAGAAACTTAACTGAAGATGAAATAGTAAGAAATGTAATGAATGATTTGAAAAAAGATCATAGATTGTCTGATGATGAATTATTTAAAATTAGAGATTATGTAAGGGCTATAGTAATTCAAACAACAAAAAGAAATCAACTTAAAATTGCAGATCAAAGATTAGATAAAGCTATTAACCAAATAGGTTTAAGTACAGAAACTATAGAAGATGTTTCAGAAGATTCAGAAAATCAAAATGATTTAAATGCTAGAGAAGAAAAAGATATTGCTTTACCCACTACACTATCTGCATTTACTAGAAAAATAGTAGCATTATTCAACTATAAAAATCCTGCAATACCAATGGATAGAAAAAATTTATTGCATGAGCTTTTAACTATTTCTAAATCTACTAAGAATGAACCTTTTGATTTTGTAATGCTATTAAGAAAAAGCACTAATCATGAAATAAAATCTATGTTAACTGTTTTAGATAGTGTTTATCAAAATTCTGATGTAACTAATGCAAAAATTATTGAATTAAAATCACCATTAGATGGGTTACAGATAGAAACTTTAATGAACAATACTTTAATTATAGATAAAGAAGGTAAAAGAACTTGGAAAAAATATACAGCTACTAGTAGTTCTGTAGAAGATAATGCTTTAAAATCTATATTAGACATATTACAAAAGGACAGAACAAGCAAGCATGATAAGATTGCAAAGATATATACAAATTTATTTAAAGTAGATCCTAAGGATAAAGTTGCAAGAAGAGAAGCGGCAGAAGAAATATTAGGTGTTTTATTAGACGATAGCCCAAAAGGATTATTAATTGATAAACAGGCCTTACTTAACAACCCTATACTATTTGATGATAAGCAACAATATTTAGAAGACATATTTTTTAATTTTAAAGAAATAGGTTTTACAACAAAGTCTGGCTCAAGAAGAAAAACTATAAAGCTTGATAATGATAAAACATGGGTTGTATATAAAGGTAAAAATGAATTTGAACCAACTACAGATAAATTTAAACCTACTGGATTTTTTAAATATCAAGTTGGTAAAGATCTTAAAGGGCAAAAAGAAATAAGACAAATATTAACACAAGGGCTTGTATTGTCAAGATCAAAAAACTTTTTATCAATTGTTGATAATGTAGAAAAACAAGGCGTAAGTATATTTAACAAACAAAATAGCTTACATAATAAATCTATGAGATTAGCCGAGTTAGTTAGTAAAGACTATAATTTTGATTCATCTAATATACTAAGTCCAGAAAATAATATATATACAGAAATATTACGTAATAAATTACAAAAAGGTTTATTATTAAATGAAGAGGGTAATATATTACAAAACCCATTTGGTATAGAAATAAACTCTGGATTAATGAGATATTTTATATCATCCAAAGAAGGTGTAGAATTTGAAGATATGTCATTAACATTAAATGCTTTAACTTCAACAGAATTAACTGCTAGTGATTTTTTTAATTTTATAGGAATATATAATCAAAAGAAAAACACAGAAGGTTTTACATATAGTCAGCCTATAGCTGTATTTTCAGATAAAAGCAGAAGGTATTATGTACAAAGTTTTGCTGCTCATAATACTAATATGAAAAATATTATATTAACTAAACTTAAAAATAATCCTGCTATAAATGCTAAATATACAAAAGGTCAAGATATATTTCCGTACACAATTGTAGAAAAAGATGGTAATTTATCTATTAAAGAAATGCCTGAATTAGTAAAACAATTTAGCGATTATATTAAAAATAATCTAGAACTATATGAAGGTAACACGCAATACAATGCAATAAAAAATAAAAGAGAAGCCTATGATGCATTCTTAACATCATATCTAGCTAATAAGTTTATGGCTCAACAAGTTTTTATACATGATCATAGACAATCACAAAGCGAGACAGATTATATAAAAAGAGCTGCGGGTGCTATTGCAAGTCATACAGAGTTTGATAAAAATGTTGGAGTAGAGCCTGTAATATTTAAAGACTTATATGTAGATGATAATTTAAATATAACCACTGAAGAAGAAAATAACTATATAGAAAATGATGCTATGGGTTATATGTTGCCAGAACAAATAGAGGCTGTAGCCTCCAAGTATGGAGATATACAAAAAGTAGGTAGTGTTTTAAAATTTGTATATTATCATACAGATATAAAATCTGGAGAAACAGTATATTTAAAATATGCTGTGCATCCATTAACACCTAAAATGGAACAAGCAAGTCCTGAGTTGAAAAAAATTGCAGATGTTTTAAGAGAAAGACATAGAATGATATCTGAAAATACCATAGAAGATTTTAAAGGAGATAATATATTTAAACATGGTAATTTAGTTATGGCCGTTTCAGAGTCTTCTACTAAAGTATTTAAAGATGGTGTTTCTGGACCACAAGGATCTAAGTATGTTTATGATGTAAATGAAGATATAGATACAATAAATAGATTACAGAATGAATTATATATGCAAGATGGATATACACCATTATCAGGTGAAGGATTAGGTATACAATTAGAATTAGATAAACAATCTAACGAAAGATTTTTTCCGTCACAGTTATTCTATCATTTAGTTACTAATATAGGTGTTGATGAACAAGCCTTAGTAAATGAAATGCTACAGCTTAGAAAAGAAGTAATGGAAGCTAATAATATAGAAAGAAATAAAGCTTTAATTAAAGATGAGGGTGCAACACAAGATGATGTGATAAAAGAAAGAGATTCATTCAAAACTTCAATGAGTCCAGAGGTTTTTGGTATACTAGTAGACTCTATGTTTGGTTTTACTGATCCTAGATATCCATATTTAAATTCTATATACAATTCTATAGCTGGTGGGCGTATAGCGCACAAGGGTACTAAAATGTATACTAAAGGATCTATAGCATATCAAAGTTCTAGTTTAGGCTTAGGATTACAATCTTACAAAACTCCTGATGATTACTTTGATGATAATGGTAATTTTATCGCAGATAAGTTTACTAATGAACAGAATAAAAGTGATTTTGAATCTGCTATATTAGATTTAAGAGAAGAGAATCCAAATATAATTGTATCAGAAGCATGGGTTCCTGAATATCTTAAAGCTCAAGGAGTAAATATAGGAGATATATTTATAGGCACAAGAATACCAGCACATGGTAAAGTAAGTAGCGCTGTATTTATTGTTAAAGAGTTTCACGATAGATTGGCTAACACTCCATCTTCTAATATATCTATACCTGCAAAAGTAAGTTCATATTGGGGTGCAGATTTAGATGGAGATTCTGTGCATATGAATTTTAAATGGACAGATATTGAAACTAAAGTTAAAAATAAAAGCTGGAGATTAAAGACTAATGATTTTTTTGATAAGTATATACAACTAGTAAGTAAAGCAGAAAAGAAAAATGAATTACAATCTAATATAGACTTTGACGAAGTGTCTAAAAAATCTATTGAAAGTGTAGAAAAAAATACAGAGCTATCAAAAATTGATATACCTACACAATTATTACCACAGGGTGATGCTAAAATGTTTGAAGAGAATGTTCCTTCTAAACGTCTAGTAGGTATTGTTGCGGCGTTACAAAGAGTATATAATGTATTTTCTAATAACAATGAACAACTACCTTTTAATATATCATTTACAAACTTACAAGGAGAGACTAGAGAAGTTACTCAATTTTTTGATGATACTACATTAGAAAACAATACAGGTAATTGGTATGGTGTGGCACAGTTATTAAATATAGTATTAGATAATGCTAAATATCAATATGCAGAAAAACTTGGATTAAACTACCAAAGTATATTTCCATATGTAACACTTAGAAGATTAGGGTATAGTCTTGAAGATATATCTTTAATATTTAATAGCCCTATTGTAAAAAAATACATGGCTTTTAAAAAAGGTCAAAGCAAAAGTTATGTTTCAAGAAACAGTGATATAGAAAAAATGTTTGGTAAAGAATATGATATGTCATTTAATTCTTTAATAACTTTTTTGCAAAATGAAAAATTAGGTAAAAACTTATCTAGCAAAACAAACTGGACAAAACTATCTAATAGACTAAAAGATGGTGTTAATATAAATATACAAGATTTATTAAATAATGATAGATCTGCTAACATAGATGTTGTATTAATGTTGTATGGTTTACAGCAGTTTAATAATGATGTAGTTAGACCTTTTGGTAAAGCATTTACGGTGCATCAAAGTATAGAAAAAAATCCATTAGAGTTAAAAATTATAAGAGATCAAATAGAAGAAATAATTAATAATGAAATTATAATAAATCCAGAGACTGTAAACATTAAAACAAGAAAAACAAAAGTTGGATTAAATATACCATATACATTAGGAGATAGTAAAAGTAATCCTATAGTAAGTCATGCTATGAATTTGTTTGATAGTTTTTTAAATAGAGCAAGCGTAACAGATATAAGATATACTCCATATATGCAGAGTTTATTAACAACTGAATCTGCAGTACAGTTTCTAAATGATAATAAAAGAGCGCATTTAAAATCAAGAATAATAAATCAAGTCATCGTTAATAATTTAAAAAAACGTATGACATTATTATATGGCGCTAGAGATCCTAAAACATTAATTCAAGAGCTAGAAGATTTACAACAATTAAAACCTGATAATTTATTCTTAAATAGAATATTAGAAATTGTAGAAAAGAAAGATGGCACTAAAACATTAACATACAATACAGTAGAGATTAATGAACTTACATCATATAAAACTATTAACGATATAAGAAAAAGTTTTGCTAAACTTAGTGATCAAGAAAAGAATTTAATTTTTGAATTAGAAGCAGAGTTTAATGAATTTGGATTTACAGGTTATCCGAAAGCTATATCATTTACACCTTTCTTTGATCAAAAATATATGGAAAGTATTAATAACGAAATAGAAAGAATTATTCAAGAAGATCAAAATAGAGAGTATGATGAAGGTAGCACAGTAGAGTTAGAGTTGGCTGAACAAATGGTGGTTAATCCAAAAGATAAATATTCAGTATTAGAAGAAATACAAAAGAGTTCAGAAAACGATAGATTTATAGTTATAGAAGAAGATGCTTTTAAAGGACCAAAAAGAAAGGCAAAAAAATATGTAGGCCCTAACACATCATTCAATAAAGATTATTTAGGCGATATGGACAAAGAGTTTACTTTTAATCAGTGGCTAGCTGATAAAGGTATAAGAAGTGAAGTAATTGATAAAAAATCAAGAACGTATCAAATACTTAAAACTAGATATTCTACATATCTTAATGATTTTAATATAGTAAAAAAGTTTGAAAACACTTTATCAAGAAAACCTTTAAGTTCGTATACTATTAAAGACTTAGTAGATCTAGCTAATCAGTTTAGAAAAATGGATAATACAGCTACAAAAGGTATGTCATATTTAATAGAAAAATCTATAGGACAAAAAATGTTTGAAAAACAAAGTAAGTTTTTACAAGAGTCTGCAAAAAAACAAAACTTTAAATATGTAATACCAGGAGAAGATGGTGCGCAACAAAAAGATATATCTAATTTTAGAACTTGGTTAGGTGCAAATAATATGACTAGTGATAGACCAGAGCTACAAGAATTAATTAATCAAGCAGAAATAGAATATACAAACTATATAAATCGTTTTAATGTTTATAGAAAAAGAATAAAAGAAAAAAATGATGCATTAGTTAAATCTAAAAATAAGGGACTAACAGTGTTAGAAAGGCTGTCAGCATCACTACGACCATCCGAAAAATATAGAATGATATATGGAAATATTATAGTAGAAGAAGATGGTAAAATAAGATTATTATCTAAACAAGAATATGCTACAAAAAGAAATAATTTAACAAAAGAAGAAAGAGATTATTATTTAGAATATAGAGCAATTACTAAAATTATGTTTGACGCTCAAAGAGATAGTGGTATGAAGTCTTTAGAAACATATGTGCCTGGTATGCAAATGGGTGTATTAGAATCATATGATAAAAGTGGTTTGTTTGGATTATATAATATGATTATTAATTCTTCTGATTATGATAGAGTAAAAGTAAAGGGTATAGATTTAGATGGTAAAGAAAAATTAAAAACTTTTTATGAGTGGAAAAATGAAGTTTATAAAGGCAGGACAGTAGCTATTAGTTTAACTACTGGTAGAAAAATAAATGAGTTAGAAAAACTAAGAAGAAAAGCTAAGAAGTTTAAAAAAATAGGAAGAAACGAAGATGGTAGTTTAATACAATTATCAGATGTAGAATATGATACTTTGATAAATCATGGTGCTATTTTAAAAAGATTTATGGATGAAAAACCAGAAGGCACTACAGATTTAGATTTAGAAATTATACAGGAGTATGAAAGAAGAAAAGGCATAAAGTCTGAACTAACTACTTTAGATATTAATACAGCTTTATTAGAATTTGTTCGTGGATCTTTATTTAGTAATGGTGATAAAAAGTATGATGGCACTGAAGCTGATTTACAAAGATTTGGTGGTATGAATAATTTATCTATACTAACAGATGCGGCAATAGCATTCAATAAAAATTTAGATAATGTTAATGCAGTAAAATATTTAACAGGTTGGTGGAAAGAAGGATTTTTAGGAAGAGGTAAACAACAAAGTTTTGTAGGTAAGACAGGAGATAAAGTAATAGATGGTTTTGTCAAACTTACTTCTCTTAGATTATTAGGCTTTGATATTTCTATTGGTGCTGGTAATTTATTAGCAGGTAAATATCAAGAGTTAAGAAAAAGAGGTGGAAGTCAGTTTGTAAAAGGTGAAATTAGATATTTTAAAGATCGTGGCAAGGCGTTAGATATATTAAAAAGATATAGAGTAGTTCAGCATAGTTTTGATGATTTTGTTCATTTATCTGAAAGAAAAGGTTTATGGGGTAAAATAGAAAAGGCTTCATTTATTTTTATGGATAAAACAGAACACTATATACAAGGGGCTAGTTTCTTGGGTTTTTTAACAGATGCTGAATATAACACTGGTATTATAGATGAACAAAGGGTTAGATATATTAATAATAAAATAGCTACATTACATGGTGAAGGATATACAGCTTTAGATGCAAGTTTATTATCTATGTATTCTTTTGGTAGAGCTATTTTACAATTTAAAAAATGGTTTATTACATTAATTAATGACAGATTTGGTGGTGAAGAAATAAATAGATTTGGTGAAGTAAACATAGGTAGCTATCAAGCTTCAACTAGATTTGCAGCTCAGTTTGTTAGAAGATACTTTAGAGGGGAAATTTCTATGAATCAATTTTATGATGAGTTTAAATCTTTATCTCCTGCTAAACAAGAAGAAATAAAAGCACATTTAAGAGGCTTGGGTATAGCAACAGTTATTATAGCTTTAATATCAATGCTAGATGATGAGGATGAGCCAGATACAGTAACATTAAAGTATCTTAAAAAACTTGAAAAAGATATATTTGTTACAACAGATAGTGGACGTTTTGTTAATTATACTATTATACCTTCTAGTATAGGCACTGCTAAAAAAGCAGTTAAGTATGTTGGTGAGGTGACGTCTCTAGAAAAAGAATAAATTTATTAACTTTGTAAAAAAAAATTATGGCAAATATAGATGATTTATATAATAAAAGCTTTGGTCAATTAGGATCAGTTTTTACATCTGGTAGTTCTGGAGTAATAACACCACCTTTAAATAAAGTATTTGTAGCTATACTTATATTAGATCAAAATACTACTTTTGATACACATGGTGGTTTAGTAGCAGATACAAATAAGGGCGATATGCAGTACGTTACTACAGAAGGTACATCTGGTGCTGATATATATTCAGGAGGTGCAAATGGAGGATCACATTCAATAGCAGTGGGTTCTGAAACATTAGAGTCTGGCGGTGGAGGTCAAGAGCTTACAAACGCACAAACATTTCCTTTAGGAACAACAATAGTTGGAAGATACAAAAGAATAGCAATAAACACGGGTGCAGTTATAGCGTATATTGGTGACTGATGTTAGGTGTAGCTAGTTCATTAAGTTTAGCAAATAGTAAAAAAAGATTTGCAACCACTACAAAAAGAGTTTTAGAACTTGATGGAACTGGTGATTATGTGGACGCTTCTACATTAGCATCTTTAATAGGATTTCAACAAGGCTCTGTTAGTGTTTGGGTAAAGATAAACACAAGTAATGGTAATGAAGCATTTTTTAGCGCATGTAAAGATACTGATGGAAATAATAAAATAGAATTACAATATATAACAGCTGATGAACGTTTTAGAGCTATATACAAATCGGAAGGAACAACAGTCAGTACTGTTTTAGATAGACCAAAAGACGCAGTAGAATCTGATGATTTTAATCATTTAGCCATGGTATACAATACTGCAACACCTCAATTATCTTTATTTTTTAATGGAACTAGAATTGATCCAGCTACACTAAGTGCCATAACAATAATAGATGAAGAGGTAGTAGGCACATTTAATAGGCTTCAATTTGGAAGAGCAGCTAATGGAACAGGTGCTTCATCTCATCATGGAAAGCTTGGTGATATGGCTATTTATAATACAGCTCTTACAGATGATCAAATGACAGAAATATATAATGGTGGAAAAACTTTTAATCATAATGACGGATCTGCAAGTGGTAATTTATTAGCATGGTATAAATTTGGAACAGGTATAGTAGATGGTATACAAGATTCAACATCTGTTATTTTTAATTTAAAAAATACAGCCTTGGGATCAGAGCTAGTAGAAAACTCTGATTTAAGTTCACACGGAACTTCTTCAGATAGTGCAAGATTAGGATCTAATTTTAGTATTAATGATTGGACAATAGAAAAAAATAGTGGAGATTCTGGTGTTAGAACATTTACAGCTTTAGATGGGGGTGGTGTAAGGTGTACTATCAACACACAATGCACATCAAGTTTTCATCAAAGAATATATCATACTGTAAGTAGTGACTTAACTATTGGTGATTTTTATGTATTTAGAGCTGTTGTACTTACATCAGATGGTAGCAATGTAAGATGTGCTGTGCAAAAATTAACTTCTGCCGTTGATACTACAAATACAACTCATGGAGCTACTACTAGTACAGTAGCTAATGTGCCTACAATAGTTGAAAATGTATTTAAATGTATAGACAACACAGATCAAAGAATACATATATTTCCTTTAACTACATTAAGCGTAGGTGGATTTTATGAAGTTCATTCTGCAAGTTTAAAAAAATATACTGGTGGTGCAGCGTTTGCAGTTGCTGATGCTAGTTTAGTTTCAACAAGTTTAAGATAATGTATAATAATTATACATATGTAATAGTAGAGTCATCAGACATTGATAGTTTGAATTTTGGAGTTGATGAAAATGGAAACAGATATTTATTAAATTTAAGTAAAGATTTTTTAAGATATAATGTATCTAAAAATAAAGCAATTGTTAAATATCAGGGTAATGATCCTATATGGAAAGATGAAAATGAAAATGATGTAGATTTTTTTAGTGGAAAAACAAAATACAATCATGAAGAAATACTTAATGTATTAAGAAGTTCTGAATGGTTACAAATGGATGAATAAGTTTATATACATATTACTATTATTTAGTCTTAGCACTAATGCCCAAATAAATAAATATTTAAAATTTTCTACATTTTATGTTGCCGCTAACGGTGGAACTTCTATATCAGATGTAGATGTTTATTCTATTCAGAATGGATTACAAACAAATACTGTAAAAACTCCTTTTGATTACAATTTAAGCTTAGGTATTAGAAAAATAGCTAGGTTTGGATATGAAAATAAAGCACAAACATTTTACGATGGAACTGAGACATCATGGTCAGACGCTGCTACTTTAGGTAAAGTTAGCGGGCTAGAATTTTTATTTGAGTTTAATAAAAAAAGACAAGAAGGAGATGACTATTTAGATCAGCATTATTTTATTAGATATGTTGATAATAGCTGGTTAACTAAAATAGAATATTTACAAGATGGTTTTGCAGACATAAAATACTACGAAGCATCTCAAAGATATAGACATAAATATAATAATAATTTATCTTTCAACATAGGTGCTGTACAGCGTATAGCAGAGCCTTATGGTTATGATCCTTTAGAAGAATGGGTTTTGGATAATGGAGATATTCATTATACATATTTAGCTATACAAGAGGGTTATAATATAGATGTATTTAATAATGAATATAAAGATCCTGATGGTAATATAGTAGCAACATCCTCTGATGTTTGGAAAGAAGTAATTATACCTACTGTATTAAGAGATTATGTAGAGAAAAAGAGAAATGAATTATCTGCTAAATGGAATCACTCATTGGTATTAGGTTTTGATTATTACTATTACACGAAAATGTATTGGTTGCATGCATGGGCAAATATTTTACCATATCATTATAATATGAATAATGAATATAGCTATCATGAATATATAGATGGGCAATGGACAGATTATTCAGGCGGTATGATATTTGGTTATAAGTACAATAAAAATTTAGGTTTGTTTGCAGAGGGTAAATACAATAAGTATTGGAATAGAGAGTGGTATGATTTTAAAGTTGGTATAAATTATATATTATTATAATGAAAGTAAATTGGATAAATGGCTATAAAGCTAATAATAAAAAAGAAGTATATAGAATAGAACTTAGGTTAGGAACAATGACTTTATTCTACATTCACTATTGTGCATGTGTTGGAGGTACATGTTCAAGATTTAGATTAATGTTGTTTAACTTTGGAATAGAAATATAATGGCTAAAGAATTAAATGAAGATACAAGTTTTAAAGTTAGTGTAAAAACTTTAATAGCAATAGGTGCAGGTTTATCAGCCTTAATAGGAATGTGGTTTACTTTACAAGCAGATATTGCTGAAGCTAAAGAACTACCTGTGGCAGAACCAGAGGTAACTCGTATGGAGTTTGACATGAAAGATCAAATGATAAGACAGTCAATAATAAATACAGAAGCTAATGTAAAAAAACTTGAAGAAAGAATGATTAGAATGGAAGATAAAATAGATAAACTAAGATGAAAAAATGTTTGAAATTATTATTAGCGTTATTTTTTTGTACGGTATATACAGAATGTTGTTTTTCTCAGATCACAGCGATTTATTTTAATGCCACATGGAACTCTGCTAATGAAGTAAAATGGTTTGATAAACTTAATGATGTTAAACATGAAGTCATGGATATTAGTAAGGGTGATTGTCAAAAGAAATATAAAATAGCAGTAGTGCCAACAATTTTATTAATTAAAGATGGTGAAGAGGTAAAACGTTTTCAGGCTGATTTAAGTTTTAAATTAATGGCAACAAAAAAAGAAATACAAAATATAATTGATGAACTATTAATGGAAGATTTTTAATGAAAAAATTTATTTTTATACTACTTATTTTACAGAGTTGTTTTACAACAAAAAAATGTTGTGGACAAAAACCTGCAGTGTTAAGTTTAACAACTGATCAATATCCTACAGAAACATCATGGTGTTTATTTGCAGATAGTTTATATGGTGATACTATAGGTTATATAAGTCCAGGTGATTTAACATTACCTTATCATAATTACGTAGACACTCTTTTTATAAACGGACCTATTAATACTGTTGTTTTTTTGATTAGAGATACTTTTGGTGATGGTATGGATGGTAGTTATTTTTTATCTGTTTGCGGTGATACAATAATAAATAAACCTACTGTAACATTTCAAAGTGGTTTGTATTCTACTAGAACAGTGCCACAATGTTTGCCTCAACCACCACCTCCTCCATCTTATGTTAATTGTGTGCCTACATTAATTAATATAAATTTAGATCAGTTTGGTGATGAAACCAGTTGGGATATAAAGGATAGTTTAGGAAATATAATTTTTGCAAATGGCCCTTATGTAAATGCGCCTAATTACCAACCACAATTTATACCAGTATGTATACCTGTTGGTGAATTTAGTTTTACTATATATGATGATTATGGAGACGGTTTAGCTGGTAGCAACTGGGGTGGTCAAGACGGCTCTTATTATATAATGCAATGTGGAGACACTATAATATATGGATCAGATCCAAACTTTGGAAGTGATACCACACATATTTTTATATCTGACACTTGTTTACCGCCACCGCCTGTACCAGGTTGTATGGATGATGATTATGTAGAGTATAATCCATTAGCTACTATTGATGATAGTAGTTGTTCTGTTTTAAAAATTTATGGATGTATTGATAGCACTATGTTTAATTATGATAGTCTAGCTAATACTATGGAGAATATAGATGTATGTACGTATGATTTAATTTTACATGATTTAGTGGGCAATGGTTGGGTTGGTACACGTTTAGAAATATACCAAGAAGATGATACATCAGTTTTTTATATGAATAGTGGTTTTAATCAATATTTTACTATAGATTTATATGCTATAGAAGAGGTTAGTGCAAAACTATTTGTAAGTCAACAAGCACAAAATACAGCATTAGAATGTGGCTTTACTTTAATTGGTCCTGAAGGTGATACCGCTATTAGTGTTAGACCACCTTTTGTAGTTCCATTTAAATTATACGAAGGCTTAACATATTGTGGTAATAATTGCATAGAAAAAGTATATGGTTGTGTAGATAGTTTGGCTTATAATTATGTAGATAGCGCAAACATATCAACAACATGTTACTATAATCCAGGATGTATATCACCAGCATATTTAGAATATCATGTAGATACTTCAAATGGATACTATACAGATATTAATGTACAAGACAGTTGCAATACTTTAGCTATTTTTGGGTGTATGGATGACACTATGTCTAATTATAATTCTTTAGCTAACGTAGATAATGGAGGTTGTATACCATATGTATATGGTTGTATGGACCCTTTGATGTATAATTATAATTCTCTTGCTACTGCACCAGACACTTGTATACCTTATATATATGGATGTACTGATCCTGTCATGTATAATTACAATCCACTAGCAAACACAGACAATGGTTCTTGTGAGCCTTATGTCTATGGATGTACAGATAGCACAATGTTTAACTATAATCCTTTAGCAAATGCAGATAATAATACTTGCGTGCCTTTTATCTTTGGTTGCACTGATCCTAGCATGCTCAACTTCAACCCACAAGCAAATACAGAAGATTTCAGTTGTATACCTTACATCTATGGTTGCACTGATAGTACTGCCTTTAATTATGATTCAACAGCTAATACTGACAATGGTTCATGTGAGGCTATTGTACAAGGATGTATGGACCAATCAGCACATAACTACAACAGTGAAGCTAATGTTAATGACAGTCTTAACTGCCTTTATAGTGCTGGTTGTATCACTGGTGCGGGCAGTCCTTATTGGTTAAATGATCCGTGTTATGCTTGGGTTATAGATGTAGATGATTATTGTTGTGAAAATGCATGGGATACTATATGTCAGCTTACATATAATTATTGTGAAGAAGGATATCCACAGGGTTTAGAATTTAATTTAAGAGATATGGAAATTAATATATATCCTAATCCAACAAGTGAAAAAATTTATTTTAGTAACTTTGTAAGTATAATATTGTATAATATAGAAGGTAAAATGCTTTTAGAAGCTGAAGATGTTGTACAATTAGATTTATCAAGTTTTGATAATGGGTTGTATAATATTATAATTTTATATGGCAATAAAGTAATAAATAAATTGATAGTTAAAAACGATGGCTAGAAAAACAGTAAAAGCACCAGCAGGTTTTCATTGGATGAAAAAAGGTAATAATACTTATAAGCTAATGAAACATACTGGTAAGTTTAAAGCACATAGAGGAGCTAGTTTAAGCGCTAGTTTTGATGTACAAAAAGTTCATAGAAGTGCCAAGAAAAGTTAGAGATCCTAAAAAAGGAACAGGTAAAAAACCTAAGAATACTGGACGTAGACTGTACACAGATGAAAATCCAAAAGATACTGTTAGAATTAAATTTGCTACACCTGCAGATGCTAGAGCTACTGTAGCAAAGGTAAAAAAGATTAGTAAACCGTTTGCTAGAAAAATACAAATATTAACTGTTGGGGAACAAAGGGCAAAAGTAATGAAGAAAACACAGGTTGCTTCTATATTTAGAAGAGGTAAAGAAGCGATCAGAAAAACTAGAAAAAATGCCTAAAGACGCTTGTTATCATAAAGTAGTAGCTAGATATGGACCTAAGACATCAGCATACAGAAGTGGTGCTATGGCTAAGTGCAGAAAAGTAGGTGCTGCTAATTGGGGAAATAAAAGTAAAAAGAAAGGATCAAAAGGAATGAAGTATAAATCAGGTGGTAGATTTTTATCATCATCTGATAAATGCGGTAAAGGAATATTCCAACACGATTAATATGGCTGTTAGAAAAACAAAAGCTGGATTAAGATTAAAACGTTGGTTTAAAGAAGATTGGAGAACGCCTTCTGGTGAAAAAGATTATAGTAAAGGTGAAAATACATTTAGACCTACTAAGCGTATTTCTAAGGATACTCCTAAAACATGGAGTGAATTAACACCTGGAGAGAAAAGAAGAGCTGCAAGGGAAAAAAAGAAAAAAGGAAGAGTGAGTAGGTACAAGAGTGGAGGAAAATTTTTAAGACAACTTGATTAATATTATATAAAATGAAACACGCTAAAAAGAAAAAAAAGATGATGTACAAAAAGGGTGGTAAACTTAAGCCAGTTGATTCTGTAAAGAATCCAGGTTTAGCTAAATTACCTAAAGACGTCAGAAATAATATGGGCTTCATGATGTATGGTGGTAAAATGAAAAAAGCACCAGGCGGAATGAAAATGAAAAGAGATATGATGAACTATGCTGGTGGTGGTAAAATGTTAAATGGAATGTCTATGCAAAAAGCTGAAATGGGTATGAAGATGCCAAAAGCTATGTATGGAATGAAAATGAAAAAGGCAGGCCATGGCATGAAGGCAAAAGGAGAAAAGTATGGAGCATCATATAGACAATTAGATTAATGCCTCAAAAGCAAATAAGACGTACTATTGGCAAAGGTGGTAACTATCGTAAGACAAAGTCTGGCGCTGGTATGACTCGTAAGGGAGTAGCTCTATTTAGAAAAGCTAATCCTGGAAGTAAACTTAAAACAGCTGTTACTGGTAAAGTAAAACCAGGTAGCAAAGCTGCTAAACGTAGAAAGTCATATTGTGCTAGAAGTTTAGGTCAATTGAAAAGAAGTAGTGCTAAAACTAGGAATAATCCAAACTCTAGAATTAGACAAGCTAGAAGAAGATGGAAATGTGCTAGTGGTGGTAGATTACCAGAAACATTATTTAGACAATTAGATTAATGGCAGTATTAGGAACAATAGGAGGTGTGCCTGTATATTCTACAATACAAGAGGCTTTAAATTACGCTAGAGCTAATGGATTAACAGGATATCATACACACGTTGTACGTGGAGTAGTTGGTTATATGGGTGGTTCATCTCATAGTACAGCTACAGGTAGTAGACAAAGTAATATACAATTTGGTCCATTAGGTGGTACAACTAATATAACATCTGGTGGATCTACAAGTGGAGGTGGTGGAGGTTATTAATTATGGCTGAGATCTTAGAATTAATAGAAGGATACGGATTACCTTTAGTATTATTACTAGGAGCATTATATGCTTTATATAGATTTTTCTTTTTTAGCATACATGAAGTTAAGAATACATTTTCAAAACATCATGAAAAAAATGCTGTTAATATGGAAGAAATAAAAAAGAAAATAGATATTATATTAGAATATATAAGAAAAAAATCATGAGTGTATTAGGTAAAATATTTTCAGCAGGAGCTGGTGAATTAGTTAAAAATGTAGGTGGTGTATTAGATAATCTTACAACTACAAAAGAAGAAAAGCTAGAAGCAGAAAGAAAGATAAAAGATTTAATTATGGGTTATGAAGCTGAAATGCAAAAACAAGTTACTGAAAGATGGAAACTTGATATGAACTCTGACTCATGGTTAAGTAAAAACATAAGACCATTAGTATTAGTATTTTTAGTAATTAGCACAGTGCTACTTGTATTTATTGATGCTGGTTTTATAAGTTTTGAGGTAAAAGATTCGTATGTGGATTTATTACAATTAGTTTTAATTACAGTAATAGGTGCGTATTTTGGTGGTAGATCTCTAGAAAAAGTTAAAAAATGAAAATCCTTAATAGGATGTACACAGATGAAGAACAATTATATCATGAATCAATGCGAAATGCATATTTAATTGTAACAAGACAAATGACTTTTTTAGAGTTATTTGAATACAATGGGTGTAGTTTACCTTTTAATCCAAAAAAAAGAATACCAAATAAAATATATGATGATTTAATAAATTATTATATTGATAGCGAAGAATACGAAAAATGTGCTAGAATAAAATCACATAAAGAAAAAGATAAAATGGTAAAAATTTGTTAAATTTGTAAAAAATAATAAGATGGCAAAAAATTATACTTTAAATTGTTCAATTAATATGACGGCCACTTCAGGCACTGGATATTCATTATCACAGACTGGATCATATACGCTTAATATTACTGGTGTAGATCAAATAGCAACAGGTAGATTTGATGTAGCGCATGATGGAGATACAACAGTAATGGCAGCTCCAGGTCATGGAAGAATGATATATGTTAGAAATCTTGATGATACTAATTTTGTAAAAATTTATGATGGTGCTTCAAGTGCAAATGATCTAATAGGTATACTTGAGCCAGGTCAATTTTTAATGACTATTATAAGAGGAACAGGTACTACTGTAGCAAAAGCTGATACAGCTACTGTTACAATTGAGTACGCAGCAATAGAAATAGATTCAAACGCATAAATAAAAAAATATGGCTACACAATCATTATCAATACAAGTATCTGGATCACTTAGTTTAGTAGATTCAGATGGAAATGCAGTATTATCTTATTCACCAAGTTTTACTACATCAAGCACAACAGTAGATTCTAATATTTTACATACAGGAGAAATTCTTGTAGGCACAGGAGCTACTACTATATCAAGTGCCAGTAATAATAAAGATATGATTTTTACATTTGTAAAAAATGTAGATACAGATTATCCTATTGCAGTAAAACCAGATGGTGATGTTATAGCAGATCTTAAGCCAGGTGAATGTATGTTTTCACCAGTGCATGTAGATGGTGCTGGAGACGGTTCAACTAATCTAGATTTACAAGCAACAACTGCTGCACAAAAAGCACAGTACTTGTTATGTGATGGACCTGATACAGGAATTAGTTCTGATGACTAATTGAAGTAACATGAAACTTAAGGTATTAAGAATTAGTAGCCAGGAGGATAGTACTTCTGGCTTACTTTTTTTAGAAAAAAATAATAAATTAGATTTTCTATGTTATACATTAGAAGATGAACATAGAGATAATAAGGTTCGTGGTGAAACTAGAGTGCCACAAGGAACTTATCAAATAAAACTCCGAAAAGAAGGAGGCTTCCATGAAAAATATAAAAAAAGGTTTTCATTCCATAAAGGAATGTTACATGTTATTGGTGTACCAAATTTTGAGTACATTCTCATTCATACTGGTAATACTGATGAACATACTGCTGGGTGTCTTCTTGTTGGTGATTCGCAGGAGAATAATGTTATCATCAAAGATGGGTTTATTGGCAAATCCACTAACGCGTATAAAAGAATATATCCAGATATTGCTAAAGCATTACAAAAAGAAAAAGTTTTTATAGAATATGTTGATATTGCCTAATGAAGTTTTTAGGTAAACATATTAATAGATTTAAAACTATATTTGATAATACAGTAATATTTAAAGAAGTATCCTCTGGGTTATCAAGTGATGATAATATGTTAATTATAAAAACTAATGGGACGTTAGTTCAAAGACCTATTACAGATATTACTGCAGAACTTGCATTAACAGGTTATTCTTTTGATGGAACAAATATTGTTATAAATAATACAGAAGCTGGAGGTAGTGTTGTGTTTCAAACTACAAGTGATTTAGAGTCTAATGAAGAATATTTTAAAATAAATGGAAGCGAAGTAAATATTACAGTTAGTAAGGATATGCATTTTACTGATAATGTAAAAGCTAAATTTGGTAGTGGTAGTGATTTACAAATACATCATGATGCTAGTGATAGTTTTATAACAAATTCAACTGGTCATTTAACTATAGATAATGGTGCTACTGATAAAAATATTATATTTAAAGGAACAGACACACAATCAAGTGTTGCTACAGATATTACTGCTTTAACTCTTGATATGTCTGAACAAGGTAAGGCTCTTTTCAATGCAGGTGCAACTTTTGAAAATGCAATTAATATTGAAACTGGAGGTCCAAAGTTAATATTAAAAGACACTACTGATGATGATGACCAGCAAATTAATTTTGTAAATAATAGTGGTGTTACAGATTATATGATTAGAACTTCTGATCCTACTGGAGGTGGGGGAGGTGATGGTTTTTATATAGGTTCTGTACAAAGTGATGGTGAAGTTGCTTTATTTACCAATAACACAACAGCATTAACTTTAGACACTTCGCAGAACGCTCTAATAGCAGGTAATTTAACTGTTAACACACCATCAACATCATCTGGTATATACGCTCAGTTTGTAAATTTAAAAGGTTTTTGTACGTTAACTACAAATTATCAATTTACAGAAGATGTTGAAGATACAAAGTCTCCGTTTGAAATTGCTTTAGATTATGGTAGTGCAACAATCAGTAGTAGCACAGAGGTTACACAATCTAAACTATTTAGATCTGCTGGTTTTCACGTTCCTGTTGCTTGTAATTTAAATGCTATTAATATGCAAGTTACATGTAATGCTGGTAGTGGTAATATTACAGTAGCTATTGTAGAATATGTTCCTTCTGAATTAGCGGCAGATACAAATGATCATCCTAGAACAATATTTGAAGAAGTAGTTGTAGCTTCATCAACAAATAATAATAAAGTAAAAACAGTAGCAGTGGCTGTGGGGGATATAAATAATACAACAGTGGCAGCTGGCAGTCACATAATGATTATGGTAAAAGGTGATAGTAGTGCTGTTAGTGCTGGTGGTAAAGCTTTTGTTAGCGCTGCAATAGAAATAAAATGGTAAATTATGGCTAAAGAAAAAGACAATAAATTTATTAAGAAATCTGAATACAGAAGATCTCAGTTTGAGGTTAATCGTCAAGTTCAGAGAAGAACTGTGGAAAGACAAGTTACTACAAGACAAAGAAGAAGACAAGAAATAGTAGCTAGATCTAGACAACCTATAGAGACGGAATCAGTTTCTAGAAATGATAATTTAAGCTTTGTTAAAACAGATACAGTAAATACATTATATACATTAACTGAACTAAACCCAGGACAAGCTTTAAAAGATGTAATTATATCACATTGGAACTCAAGTAGTAATGATGCTGTAATTAGTATGTATTGGAGTATAACAGGTCCTGGAGAAGCTGCAGCTACTGTATCCGCAGGTAGAATATCTTCACAGCAAACTGGTAACTTTATTAGAATATTTACTATGGATATACCACATGCTTCTGTCATATCATTAGAAGACTCTGGTATTACTAGACACTTTGGTAATTTTAATAAAACAATATATTTTTACGTAGTAAGTTCTCAACAGTATACACAGTTTACTGTTATTAAGTCGTGAAAAGTAAAGATTTCAATGTCCCTATATGGTTAAGTAATTGGACATTTAAAGACGCAAGAAATAAGATTTATATCATAAAAGAAGTTATAGTCAAAGGGTATAATAAAGGATCTATATTTACTGATCAAAAAGTTGTGGATAAAGTTGTTAAGAAGATAATCGGTAACAAATCAAAACATACATTAAAACCAATAAATTTAGAACTAGTCAGTCAACATGGATATGGTATAAAAGAATAAATGTCACTTAATGATAAAATAAAAGAATATTTATTAGCAAATCCACATTTGTTACGAAGCAAGTATGCTGATACTGCCAAGATATTTGGAACTAATTATGAACAGATCAGAACTGTAGCTAGAAAACTTAGAAAAGATAATCCAGACAAACAACCTAAAGAGAAAGAAGTTATAAGCTTTCAAGAAGCAAACAATGAAGCAGTATTAACTGCTGAAAATTGTACTAGAGTAAAATCACTTGAAGATTTATTAGCTGCTTGTTCCGTAGATTTAGATTTATGGGAGGTAGACAAGTATGATATAGGTACATATGAAGTAACAGGTTTTGATGAAAAAAGAAAACCTGTGACAGTTACGATGTTTAGAACTAAGGCTTGGTTAAAAAGAATCAAGACTGAGTTAAACATAAAAAAAGTCAAACAAAATATAATAGAAGACTTAGCAAACTTGTCACCTAAAGTAAAGCTAATAAAAAGGGAAAGACCTGATGATCGTAATGATTTACACTTATTAGAAATATCTGCATTTGATTTACATATTGGTAAGATTGGTATAAAAGGTGATGAATACAGCATGGAAATTGCTGAAGAACGCCTTTTAAGCGCCATAGAGCATCTTTTGTATAGGGCGCAAGGGTATTACATAGACAAGATATTATTTATTGTAGGACAAGATTTATTAAACTCTGATGGTGATTGGCCAATACCAAGCACTACAAAAGGTACGCCACAATTTAATTCTGATTTTCATATTGATATGTACCGTACAGCTAGAAAGCTTATGATCAAAGCTATAAATAGACTATATGAAATAGCTAATGTTCATGTAATGGTTATACCAGGTAATCATGATAGAGAATCAATAATGCATTTAGGTGATCTTTTAGAGTTATACTACGAAAATAATGATAATGTAAAAGTAGATAATTCGGATTGTTTAATGAAGGCTATACCCTATGGTAACAATTTAATAATTAGTGATCATGGTGATGGACCAAAGACGGCTGATTTGCCAGGTATTATATCGCAAAGATTTAAAAATTTATGGAGTGATGTAAATTATGTTGAAGTGCATAGAGGACACTATCATACCAATAAAGCTATGAAGTTACAAGCAATAGAAGAACTTAACGGTATAACCGTAAGGAACTTATCTTCAATGTCAGCAACAGATTATTGGCATGATTCAAAAGGTTTTATAGGTAATATTAAAAAAGCACAAGCTTTCATATATAACAGACAAAATGGTTTACAAGGTATATTAAACTATAATGTAAGTATATGAAAGAATTTATAGTTCCAAAAAATATATCTGAAGATAGAATGAGTATATGTAAATCTTGTAATAGATTTTTTAAACCTACAAAACAGTGTAAAGAATGTTTATGTTTTATGTTTTTAAAAACTAAACTGTCTAGTTCTGAGTGTCCTATTGGTAAATGGAAAAGTTACGTCTAATTTTACCTGTAATTAAACATAAATATTTATTGTTTTCCGTAAATACAGGTCTTCTGTATTTTTTAGGTGTAAAGCCTAAATAACATATTATATACATAATTTTATTTCTGATCATAGTTTTCTTTTTTAATTCCAATATATAAAGTCAAAAATATAATTGAAAGGGTTATAATAAATACCATCATGATTTATTTTTAATTTTATCTAATTCAAATTCAAGATGAGCAATAGCTTTTTTTATATCAGATATACCTCCATCGCTATGTTTCCTAGCTGATCTGAGTATATAACTACATGCAGTCCCTAAGTTATACGAAAGATCGTAGTCTTCTATAATTTTTCTAGCTTCATATTTATAGTATAAGCCTACGTAATAGTGGGGAATACGGGAATCTGTTGTGTCTGTGATATAATCAAAGCCATTTCTATTTCTTTCATAGTATTGCTCATCATGTTCTGTCATTAGTTTAGTTTAGTTTTATAGTGATCAATAAGTTTATTCATTTGTCTTTTATAATACAAATCAAAGTCTACATATTCTAATTCACCTGTGTCTCCATTCATAGACTTTGGCTGTGTTTGTTCCCATAGTTTGTAGAAAACACCCCTAAGTCTTTGACTAGGAGTTTTTTCACTAAACTCTGCATTTACAGTTGCTTTTTCAACTGCATCTATTTGTTCTTGATTAAAAGAACTTGTTGATACCAAAACATAACCAGGCTTTTTAATTAGTGAAAACACCTTTACCATGGTTTCGTTTGATAACTCAGGGGTGCCTACGTAAATACGTAAGCTACCATCTGCTAAAGTACTAACTTTATCAATGCCCCCTTCAAAAATTACTGAGTTTTTCATAATATATCTTCAAAATTATTTATATCTATAGGCTCTCTGTCTTGAACATCTTTCCAAATAGCCATAGATGGACCAGGCCAATTGTCTTCATCTAAACATCTTTTGTAAAGATAAAGTTCTTGGTTATATAAGTCCCTGCCTTGATCTAGAACATCACCACTAATTTCAAATACATTTAAACTAAATGGTGGATTCTTTTCTATAGCTACTATATAGTATGACAATGCTCTTACAGCATCAGTGTAAAATGCAGCTTGCTTGTGATACATATACTTTTTAATAGATCTTGTAAATGGTTTTAAATTACAATCTTGTGTTGTCTTTAGATCTACAATTATGTCATTTATATTACAGTGTATATCTAGCATACCTTTACAATTTACATCATATTCAGGATTATTCCATGCTATAATTTGTTCAGGTTTGCCAATTTTTAACAAATCTTTACACAATGAATCTTGTGATAATTTATCTGACATCATCTGTATAGTTTGTAAATCACTTTCAGAAATTAAAGTTTTGAACTGATTTTTTAACATAAATTCTGCATACTCTTGTTTACCCTGTTTGGTTCTTTTGTCTATGTTTGGAGTTACTACATAGTGTTTTTCAAACTCGTCAGGCTGTAATACATACATATGAAATGCTGATCCAAACTTCATAGCAGAGCTAGGTGGTTGTGAATGATTAAGCATATACTGAAAGTATTCAGGTGATTTGTTTGTTAAATGACTTAACATACTATTAGATACATAGTCTGTATCATTATAATAGTTTTCATGAGTCAAGTTATGATCTTGGATAATTTTCATATTGTTTGATTTAACACCAGGTACCCCGCAGAAGCAGGGTATCTAGTGAATCAAAACAAAACCATGTGTGACACGGATAGGAAAGTACTACAAAGTTAATGAATTATTCTTTTGCTTCCTTAACTTCTTCCTTTTTGTTTTGACTTTGTTCTAATTCTTTGTCTATTTTTTCCATTCTGCTTAGAATATCTGTAGCTCCAGGTATTTGCATGCAGTATTTTTTTAATGAATCTCTAAAATCTTTTTTATCCTTAGTCATTCTTTTAGATCCATTATAGTCTTTATGCACCCATGTCATAAGTGCAACTTCATGAGAATGCACGGCCTGTGCTAGTGACTTTAAGGTATTAGAAACTTCTTGTTCCACCTTAAACTTTTTATCACCTATTTTGATTTTTTCTTTAGTCTTTCTCATTATTTGTTTAGTTTATATTGTTTTTGTAGTATTTCTTCTTTTATTGTAATCATGGCTTGTACTGTGCCAGTTAGTATAAAATATGATCTACTAAGTTTAGGAGATTTTGATAAATCTTTTTGTAGTTGTTCAATTCTAGAATCTATATTTTCAATTATATTATCTATAAATTTATTTCTTTCACTATAAAATTCTATGTCTGGTATAATCATATTACTTTTATTATAACACCTGCATCATTTTTGTTTATTTCATACGGTTCAAAATATGGTATAATATAATTGCAATTATCATCTTGAAGATATTCATATTTCACCATAAGATCTTGGACAGTTTGGCAAGGATTAATATAATCAAACTTTCTTTTACTATTTCTAATAAATTTAAAGCTAATTTTATATGGTATATCCTTGCCTTCAAGTAGTTTCAAAAATCTAAATTTGTTATTAACCCAATCTTCTTTGGAGTGTTTAATATAATTCATAACTGTTTTGGAATGAATTAAATACTTGCCTGTCCATCTTTTGCCATTTTTGCTTGATGGAACATTTCCAGGAATGAAAATTGTTTCCATAAAACAAATATAACAAAATTTATAAGAGTTGCACCCAAGGGGAATTTGGCGCACTTAAGTCTTAAAGAATAAATAAAAATGTTGCTTATCAATGTATGCTCACCTATCGTTTTTAAAGGGGTAATCATCTACCAATCGTGGTTTGTGTCTTTACACCCCCTTTAGCAACAAAGAAAACATACAATTTATTTATTTATTCTACCTGATACCCTTGGGATTTGTTATCTCTAGAACGGCAGATCATCATCTACATCATGAGTGTCATAGTTAGCGTTGGAGTTTTTACTCCACTGACTATGTTTCATGCTAAACTCAGATATTTGTTCTTCTGTTAGTTGTTTGTTCATATCTGGTGTATATGTACAATTACCACCTTCTTTTGATGACCATCTATATCTAACTGATTCTCTTATCACGGGTTCATCAGTGTCTCTGTTTACACCAATATACTCTTCAGATATAAAAGCAACCATCAAAGACTTACCAATAGAAGAATTCATAGCTGTGCTGTCATCAGAAAAATCTTTGACACCTGCATTGACTAAGAAGTCTTTTATTTGTTTGGTTTTCCATTCCATAGTGGATGGTTTGTCTGTTTCTTTTACAGCCCAAAATCTACATCTACCAACTTTGTTATTACTACTAACATTGAAATCTATAAATGGAGATCCATTATAGTTATCTAAATTGTCAGAAGTAGATATACTAGTAATTGTACATAAATGTGCACCAGGTTTTATATATTCAACTTTCTCACCTTTAGTATAGGTTTGTTTAGTTGTGTTTAAATTAAAGGGTAATACTTTCATTTATTATATTTTTTAAATGTCCTAATTTTTCAATTAGTGCTATATACTTTAATTTATAAGTCTCATTGTTTTTTCTTAATCTAGCATTTTCTTGATTAAGATTTTGCAGTTCTTCAATGAGTTCTTCCTTACTCCAGTTTGCTATATTGCTGTCTTCAACAGGTATATTGATACTGTTTTTTGGTATATAAGTTTCCATAATTAATTATTTTTGAGTTTCCAATTTAT